CTCCAGCTCAGGAATGCGCCGACTTCTCTCATGAAGGAACTTGGATACAGCGACGGATACAAGTATTCACATGATTATCCCGGACATTTTGTAGATCAGGAATTCATGCCGGACGGACTGAGAGGCACCGTTTTCTACCAGCCTGCTGAGAACCGCCATGAGGACGGGCTCAAATCATATCTGGAATCATGCTGGCCAAAGTATTATAAAAAAGTAAAATTAACTTAAGATTTCAGTCCCTCATTTTCGCTTTAGATGAATGGCGTTAATTGATTGTGTTTTAATTATATGCAAGAACGTTACTTGTTTTCCATTTTCTTGATTAGTTCGTCTTGGAAAACAAAATAGGAACAAAACAACTTACATTCTTAGACTACTTGCCATCCGTATCGTTATGAATAGATGCAATATCACCAATTGTCAATAATTCCGCCGATGGAGCATATAAGAGCAAATATACCTCCGAGGATACATACATATCTCAAATAAATCGACAACAATTCGATTAGATTCCACTTTACCGAGCCATATACCTTATATGATTGAGTTGAACTATGGTGGCTTTTATAGTTATATACGCCTTCTTCGGCTAGAAAACAACCTATAGGGATAATAGGGACAATGAAGCTGAGAAAATTATAATAAACATCTCCAACGCCCATTGCACGGCGATAGCCTTTAATAAAAACTCCGCCTATTCCATTCCCTGTTCCCAGTAAAGGTTTTCCCTTCCTCCATCGTATTGAATCGGTCTCAATATATCGTGTCGGTAAATCATCTAATTTACGACCTAGCCATATAAGTGCAATTGAACCAATCAATAATAATATATTCAGTAGTACTCTCATTTTCTATCCTTTGATTTTTACTTCGGCCTTAGGGGCGGAGCGTTTCCTGCTCATGTCCTCGGCCAGCCTCTGGTATGAGGCCATCAGTTCCCAATATTTGTCCGTAGCCTTGTGCAGCTCGTCCTTCAGGGACCTTATGTTCTCTTCCAGGTTTGCGATGTGCTGGACGTACCTCTCCCTCTCCTTCGCACTGTCGACCCTCGCGGTCTCCATCATGCGCGTCATCCTCTCGTTGGCCGCGATCAGTCTGGCGTTGCTCTTCTGCGAAATGTCCCTTGACACCTGTAGCGATCCCACATGGCTGGTATAGGCTAGTTCCACTGCCTTGCACGCATCAACCAGTTTCTCGATCATCATGTTGGTCCTGTCTATCCTACTTTCGGACTTCTCAAGCATCTTGAAAAACATCCGGATTGTTTCAGTCAACATCTTTGAAGAATTATCATCACCCGACGCTAATCCTTGTTCATGGCCATCTTCGTCCATAATTTCTAAAATTTAAATTAACATTATCTGCCGCCGGCGGATTCCATACCGCTATGCGCTATTACCAGAGCATCACTCCCAATGCCTGGGAGATTCGCTTGATTGAAGACAGCGTCGCGGACTTGCCCCTCTCGAGCCTGGAGACCTGCGACCTGTCGACGCCGGCCTTCTTGCTGAGCTGTTCCTGGGTGAGGTTCTGCGACACCCTTGCCTTCTTGAGGCTCTCGCCCATCATATAGGAATCCACATCTTCCTTGAGACGGCGTTCCATTGCGTCGCGCTTCTCTGTGCCGACCTTTCCGAAAACCTCGTCGGTCAAATTTTCCAATGTAACAAATTCCATATCCTTAATATTTTTTCTTATCGTTAAAATATGCAGTCCTTATCGCTTCAGCACGCAAGATCTCTTTCTTAGGTGTCTCCTGTGACTTCTTGACTATCCCATGCGTGGCTACGACCAACGTCTCCTTTTCAGTGTCCCAAAATGCGAACATTCTATAGCAGTTCCCCTCGTACAGTGTCCTGAACTCCCAAATCTCAGTCCCTTCCAATTTCTTGAACAAATCACTGTCGCGCACTCCGCACTCCACCTTATTGTAGTTGTATACAATCTTGGCCCTTACTTTCTCTGGCAAGTCTCTAATGAATGAGACCGCCGACTCCAACAAAATTACCTTCAATCTTCGTTCCATTTATCCTACTTATTTATCAAAGTCTTCAGGAACTCCATCCTCTGTTATGTTTTAATTTAAATACTATCTATCATAGCTAAATCCATACGATGGGCTTAACATTGCTGCATACTCCGGAAAATTATCCAAGAATCTGAGATATCGTAACAAGTTAACTCTAAACGCTATTGTCGGGTGGTCACACTGTTTATCGTAAAATATCTTTTCATCTTCTGAAGAAAGTTTCTGTAAAGCAGAAATATAATATTCTCCACCATCACACATGAAATCAAGAAACCTATAAGCCACAATATCCGCCTCAATCTCCTGTTCACGAGAATACTTAAATGTGTAAAGTTCATCCACATACCTTTTGGGAGATTCTGCAAGTTCCTGATTGGTAGCGTTCACTTCATCCCAATCCGTTTTAACACCATTAGCTGCTCCAAAACCAGCTGCGGCAGTATTAACCCCAATCATAATCCCATAAGCAATTTCTAAATTCTGCGTTTTCTTCAACATCATATACTCGTGGGCTAACTGGTGTTCGAGTATCACATGAGCTATCTCATGCGATACAACCCCTATAATTTCAGGATAATTCATTATACCGAAAAGTCCACCATTGATGAAGATCTGCCCGTTAGGGAGAGCACATGCGTTCAGTGTATTGTCATCTGCAATTTTACACGCAACATTTGGAAAAGCTATAGATGCTTGAGTTACTGACATTAGTGAATCTGCAACAAACTGGTATTCTTCAGATGTCGCAATGTTATCACAATATCGGCAAATATTGGCCATATTCATAGCTAATGTATTCTCCGCTTGCATTATTAAGCGTCCCTTTCTATTGATAGCCGCAATAATACTATTAGCCATTTTGTTATTCTGGACAACCGACGTCCAGAAATCAGAAGCTGTTCGGACTTTCGGCTGATCGAAGACGAATTCTTTAACATCATACTCAAAAATCAAACTTCTGATTTTACGAATATCTGAATTTGGGACATCTGAGAATTCTTGTTTTTCAAGTTTGCGATAAAACGATATCCCACTATTCTGCGCATTTACAGGACATGTTGCCAAAATGTTAATCATAATCAGACAACATACAACATAACTCTTAAATCTACGTGGCATATACACAAGTTTAAATTAATTCTTACACTACCGGAGTCTATCACGTTATTTAATTAATGTTTTCAAAAATTCGATCTGTCCGTCCTTGTCCTTCAGGCGCTCTTTTAGCATTTCGTTTTCTTTCTCAAGCACAGCGATTCTCGATGCCGCATCTGTTTCACCTGTACAAAAATTTTTATTCCTGCTCCCTATCTCTACCCTGGCGTTCCCCTCTGCGCGAGCCGTTATCGACGGACGATCTATCACAAGCATCGACGTATCCCAAGTTAAATTTTCTTTAATTTTCTTTAATTTATCTGCAGGTAGAGGTGCCATACCCTTGCATAATTGAGTAATAAAAGCATTAGAAGTTCCCAGGAATTCCGCTAGTTCTTTTTTCTTTATCGCGTTCTTCTTTATAAATAATTCAAAATCAGTCATTTGTAAAAACCCACTTTAATATTCTTTAATTAATTAAGAAAAATTAAAGAAAAACGCTTGGATTTAACTTTAATTTACTTAACTTTGCATCAAGTTAATACATACGTACGTACAAACATAATAAAAAGAGAAAACAAAACCAAATAAAGAGAAACAAAGAGGATCTTTCACGGTAGGCGTGACGCGTGTGCCAAGCCGCAATAGCGACCACATAGCGATGGAGGTTCGAGTCCTCCGTTCTTCGCAATTAACAAAAAAATCAAACAAAATGGCAACAACAAAGATGAATGTGCGTGGCACACTGACGAAAATGAAGCCGGGAACCCAGATGATGTTCACATCTGAGATGGCAAGCCTTAGATATCTAAGGAATGTCACCTCAGATCTGAAAGATCAAGGGTTCCTTTTTTCTGTCAACAAGGAGGACAACCTGTATAGAGTCACAAGAATTGCCTAACCACACGAAGCCATGGACGAAGCAAAGATCTTATCGGCAATCGAGGAAGTGAAGACATATACACTTCTCGGAGTGAAGGAAATGCTGACTGTAGAGGACGTGTCGGTCCTGACGGGTTTCAAGCCGTCCTATATCCGCAAGATGACGCAGGAAGGCAAGCTCCCTTACTACAAACCGTTCGGGAAACAGCTCTTCTTCAAGAAATCCGAGATCAATGCTCTTCTCCAGGGGAACAAGGTGCCGTCAATAGCAGAATTGGTAAAACAAATAAACTGAAAAGATATGGGAAAGATAATGAAAGTCATGAGAAGGAAAGAGAACGCGGACCTGGCGATGAAGGTCATCGGAGGTCTCATAATAGCGGCAGGGGTCGCATATCTGCTCTTCGGAGTCCGGCACTGCGACGCCGCACGGTTCCTGGTTTTCTGCTTCTGCCTTGGCACGGGGCTGAAGATCATGGAGGAGGACTGAAACTCACAAAAACAACACAATAGCAAGGCGGGGACGCAAGCCCGTGAGGGTGAGCCAACCATGATTGATTGAATTAATCGTGCCGCGGCAGCAGAAGGCCCGCGGCAAGTTCCGGGAAGTCGCAAGATTCTTCGCCGGGAACGGAGGAAGGTGCGGATATGGAGTGCCGCACGGGATTGCCTGACAAGAAGGTCTCTGGTCAGCCGGTCCGGGTCCACAGCAGGGTTCGATTCCCTGCCCTCCGGCCACCGCAGTGATGCGTTGATGACTTCTATTATACATATGCATTAGGGGAGTTCCGCGGGTGGCGCGGTGTAAGCGGCCGACAGCAGAAACGGTGCAGCTACAAGGGACGGTTCGAGTCCGCCCTCCCCAACTAATTATTCAACAGGAATAGCACAAGACATCAGTAAGGAAATCATTGTCCGCTCTATAAGAGTGGCTGACACCATCAGGATTTCGTATGACGGAATCGAATTGGATTTCGACAACAGACCGGCCGACAAGGCCAAGATGAAAGAGTTCCGCGCGCGGATTGCTGATGCTGTCAAAGAGTTCCTGAGTTAACACACTAAAATGAGAGCAAAATTATGAGCAACGTCAATTCAATGCTGAACTACATGTTCCGCAATTCAGTAAGGTCGAGCGGGGACCCTGAGAGGGACCCGGACTTCGACAAGGAAGCCGAGGAGGACCGCATGGCCGGATACTTCGAGGACAGGTGCGAGGATGACCGCATGAGGGGGAGGCGCCATGAAGACTGAGACAATGACAGCAGGCCGGTTCCGTCCCGGCGACACGGTGGAATGGTCCACCATGAACGGACGGGCGACGGGCGTGGTCATGCAGCGCGACGGCTTCGGCCTGGGCTACATGACGGTGAAGATGGCGAGCGGCAGGAGGATGCTGGTTCATGAGGACAGCGCGAGGCCCGCCACCGTTACGGTAGGACATTTCCAATGTTAGCATATTGATTTTTTTGCGCAGCGATGCGCGACGCGGGGCCATCGGAACGTAGGTTTGACATCATCAGTGGTTATCAGTATTGGCTCCGCGACCTTTCCCCTGCGAGGGTGATACCTTTCAGGGGACCCAAGTTTACATTACATGTTTACAAACATTAAGACTGTTTATCATGGAAAGCAAAGAATCAAAAGAATTACAGTTACGGCAGCAGGCCGGGCTAGAGTTACGGCAGCAGGCCGGGCTCAGGAAAGCCCCGGATACGCCGATGGCGCGGTTCAACCTCTGCATCGCTTCCGTCAAGACTCAGCAGTACCTTCTGCAGGTGCTGGGGCGCAAGAAGGAATCCTTCGTGAACAACATCACGGCTCTTGTCGCCAATGACGAGAACCTCCAGGGATGCTCCCCGATGTCGCTTATCTATGCAGGCATCAAGGCGACGGCGCTGGACTTCCCGCTCGACAACAACCTCGGCTTTGCCTACGTTATCCCCTACAACAACAAGAAGAAGATCACTGACGAGAACGGAGTGACCAGGGAGGTGGTCGTGAAGGAGGCCCAGCTCCAGTGGGGCTACCGGGCATTTATCCAACTCGCAATCAGGACCGGACAGTACAGGCGCATCAACGTGACTGACGTGAGGGAAGGGGAAATCAAGTCGATGGACCTCCTGACCGGAGAGATCGCCTTCGATGCTGTGCCTAACCGCATTGAACTTCCGGTCATCGGATATGCGGCCTATTTCGAACTGGTGAACGGCTTCAGCAAGACCCTTTATATGACCGTAGAGGAACTGCAGAGACACGCCATGTCCTACTCGAAGACCTACAGCAGCAAGTTCGAGAGCACCAGGAACAGCTCAAAGTGGACGACTGACTTCGACGCGATGGCGAAGAAGACGGTGATAAAATTACTTCTCAGCAAGTATGCTCCACTTTCAGTGCAGATGCAGGAGGCTGTGAGAACTGATCAGGCTATTTTCGACGACAACGGCAGGCAAGAGTACTCCGACGCTCCTGACGACCAGGACAGGATGCAGATGGAGATTGAGGCCAGAAAGGATGAAATGAGGGGTTCGGAGACAGCAGTTCCGGAAATGCCGTAGCGTATGAACAGGTATCTGAAATACACGCCGGAGCAGATGGAGGAGCACCTCTCCGGCTACCTGGTGAACAGCTGGAGCTACAGCGGCGTCCAGTGCTTCGCCAGGAACGAGAAGGCCTTCGAGATGCAGTACATCTACTGCGAGCGCGACAGGAAGTCCATCAGCTCGATTGCGGGGAGCGCCTACCATGAGGCCCTGAAAGAGTTCTTCAGCATCTGGAAGCCGGGCGTGCAGCCAGAGTTCGTGGCCCTCACCGCAGTGGCATACGGCTATCTGGACGAAGTGCCGGCCAATGACTGGAAGACCACTGACAAGTTCCCTACCGCGGAGGCGGCCAAGGCCGAGGCGGTCTCGAAGGTGAACAACCTTATGACATACTTCTGCGAGGAGGCCGGCACCTACACTGACGACATCGCCGAAGTCCTTCATGTGGAGACCCGCTTCGAAGAGTGGGTGACAGTGAACGGGGTCGACATCCCATTGCCGCTGCACGCTGTCATTGACCTTATCGTAAGACTCAAGGACGGGCGCGTGGTCATCATCGACCACAAGAGCAAGTCGAAGTACACGGACGGCGACGAGGTGGCCCTGGTGCACGGGCAGCAGGCGATGACATACGTCGAGGCCTACGAGACGGCGAACCCTACGGAGGAAGTGAGCGAGGTGTGGTTCGTGGAGGCGAAGGAGTCGAAGAACAAGGACGGCTCGGCACAGCTGCGGAAGCACGTCATCAGCATTGACAGGAACAACAGGATGCTTTATGAGGCTCTACTCTACGAGCCGCTGAAGCGGATGTGCGAGGCTGTCAGCAATCCGGACTACGTCTATATGATTAACACGTCCGACAACTTCATTGATAAGGCCGTCCTCTACGACTTCTGGGCGAGGACGATGATAGCTGAAGTGGATGACTTCCCTACCGTTCCCGACAGCAAGAAGGAACTGATACGCAAGAGGACCGCGAAGATCAAGGACTCTTCTCGAATCAACATCAACCCAAAGATTATAACGAAGTTCCGGACGGAGGCGGCTTCTTTCATCCGGATTGATTACAGCAACTGTGACATGACAAAGCAAGAAAAGATAGAGCACGTTCTGCGCTCTCACAACATCAATGTGCAGGTGGCGCACACGATAGACGGATTCTGCTGCGACACGTACCTCCTGGACGTGGCTCCGGGGGTGACCATAGTGAGCATTTTCTCACACAGGATGGACATCGCCTATGCCCTCGACGTCCCGCAGGTACGAATAGCAGGCTACCTGATGATGTACAACAACAGGTCCTACGTCGCCATCGAGGTGAACAAGAAGCGGGAGAAAACGTTGTTCTGGGACACGAAGTATCTGGAAGGGCACAAGATCCCTCTCGGGATGGACAACTTGGGAAGGACGATAGTCTGGGACCTGGACAACCACTCGACGCCGCACATGCTGGTCTGCGGATCCACCGGAAGCGGAAAGTCCGTCGAACTGATAAGCATCCTGGCATATGCACAGGCGGCCGGTATAGACGACATCGTCATCTTCGACCCGAAATATGAGTTCGCCAGTCTCGACTGCGGTAACGCAAGCGTATTCAGCGACATCGAAGACCTGGAGCGGGTGATGGAGCAGCTGGTCAACGAGATGAACGGAAGGATAAAGTCAAAGACGAAGAAACTCACCCTGGTCATCTTCGACGAGTTCGCGGACGCGATAGACCAGTCACGCACGGCAAAGGAACTGCAGGGTAAGAAGACGCTCATGGAGAACCTGAAGATGCTCCTGCAGAAAGGCCGTTCCTGCGGAATGAGGTTCTGCGTGGCGACACAGAGGGCAAGCACGAAGGTGATCACCGGAGACATAAAGGTGAACCTCCCGGTGCAGGTCTGCTTCAAGGTCCCGAAGGCCGTGGACAGCAAGGTTGTGCTTGACGACGAGGGCGCGCAGACATTGCAGAAATATGGTGACGGGCTGATCAAGTCACCGGAGTATCAGGACGGGCTCGTGAGATTCCAGGCTTTCTACAAGCCCTGAGGAGGATTAGATATGGCAAGGAAGTCTTTTGTCTTTCGGCTGGAATGGTTCAAGTCATTGAGTACTTATCCAGCGGAGGTCAGACTTGAAGTGTACGAGGCGACGATGAGGTATGCGCTATCGGGGACACTATCGGATCTGAAACCGCTAAGCAGTATGGCTTTTACATTCATCAAGAATGCGCTTGATGCCGATTTCGAAAAGTACAGTGACATATCGGAAAAGAGAAGGGCTGCAGGTCAGAAGGGCAGGGCAAATGTCAGCAAATGCAAGCAAATGATTTCAAGTGAACAAATGATTTCTGATAAACTTTTGCTCTATGATACTGATACTGTATCTGATACTGATACTGACACACCTTGTGTGTGTGATGATAGCGCGCAGGTGCGCGGACACACCAGCACAGCACACACAGATTTTGATTTTTTCTTTCCGGTCATGTGGAAGCGAAACATAATCGCACCGGAGACGGAGACGAGACGGTTCCTGGACTTCTACGAGGCCTCAGGATGGATACTGGAGAAGGGCTCCGTCCTGGACACGGACGCGAAGAGGCTGGCGAAGGCGCGGCAGTGGAAGCCGGAGAAGCCTGGAAAGAGGTTCCCGGAGCGCTTTGTGGACGTGTGGTGGGATTTAGTTCAGAAGGCCCCAAATCCAGGGATTCGCGGGCAGATGCTGTCCGACAAGGTTGCGGTGGACCTGTCCGGGACTGTGCCCGTGCTGAAAATCGGCGAGGCTACGCATAACTGGATAGTTGGAGAAGGGCGTGCCGTGGCTGAGCCGGCACTGCTGAAGGACTGGCTGCAAGGACAATCGCAATTGCAGTTCAGGAAGTATTAATTTTAAGTAACATAATTGTTTCAAAAAAAAGAGAGAATCATGTCATTGAACAAAATTTTTCTGATAGGCAATGTAGGGAAGGATCCGGAGATTCAATACCTGGCAACACCCGAGAGGCCGAAGGTTGCGCAATTTTCTCTGGCGACGACAGAGCGGTTCAAGTCGAAGGACGGCAGCGCACAAGAGCAGACGGAATGGCACAACATAGTTGCCTGGAGGGGGCTTGCGGACATCGTCGAGAAGTACGTCAGGAAGGGGTCCCAGATTTTCATCGAGGGCAAGATAAGGACGAGGTCGTGGGAGGTGAATGGTCAGAGGGTATACAAGACCGAGGTAGTCATGGAGAAGGTGCAGTTGTTCGGCAGCAGACAGGAGACGGCGCAAGGCGTGCCCCAGAACGCGCGGCCGACGGCCGGGAACCGGCAGCAGATGCAGCCTCAGCAGCAACCGGCAGCGGCGGGCAGCCTGTTTTGTCCGCAACAGCTGCAGGACATGCCGGCAGTACAAGGGATGAGTTATGGACAGCCGACGGACGATCTCCCTTTCTAGCATAACATTGACGGAAAGGGAACACCGGGAGATGCGGCGCTGCATTGACAGGATCCGGAAACTGGGAATACGGGACAACCGGCTGACGAACCTGACGGACAGGATGTCATTGACGCTGAAGAGGTCGGCGAGAAGGGCGGAGAGGTTATTTCGTTATCAAACTGAAAAGGAGGTCTGAATGAAACGATACCGGATTGTGAGAGGCAGCAGCTATAACGGCTGCATTCCTATCACGGTGTATTGGGTACAGGTCCGTGTTGATAAGATGTTCACATGTGAATATGTGAATGTGAAAGGATTTGAATCATACAGCCGTGCCGAAGAATTGTTGAACTACTTGAATAATAAACATCATTAAAAAACACAAAAACATGGAAACAAACAAAGAAACTAGGATGATCTCATCAGATGAGATTTTCTATGCAGTCCTGAAGGACGGAACGATTGTTAACAATGTCAAGAGTTTGCTAACCCTTGATAATCAAGACATATTACAATCATTACTTGTGAAGTTGTTAAATGCTAATGTGGATATTCTACAGAGCTCTCAAAATTATACAACGACCGAAAAGGTGCCGCTAATGATATCCTTTTTTATCGCGCTCAAATTATCGAAAGCGTTTAAGGAAAATTTAATCGCAAAAATAACGTCAGAATATCAGGAAACCGCTGACAGAAAGGAAGATGGTGGAGAATAAGTTGACTATATCAAAGGAGCAGGTTCGGGGACGAGGATATTGCAAGGTTTGATTTCAAGGATTAGATGTTATGGAAGATAGAAAGATATCTCTCCTCATAGATTTTATCGAACGAGGAGAAAAGAGTTGCAAGGAAGCGTCCGAAAACAAACAGAATCGGCAATCTTTAAGGGACTATTACCTAGGCAAGGCAAACGCTTTCGGTGAGGTTCTCGGATTCCTTGAGACGCTTAAAAACGACAAATAATGGAAACAGTATTGATAATAGCAATCGTGGCGATAGCATTGACGATGTTTTCGCTGCCATTGGACAGTAACGACAAAAACAGGAAGTAATTATGAAGTACGATTTGGAAAAATGTGACAACCTTAATTTCAGGTTGAATGATGGGACTACGGGATTTGTTAAAGTCAGTCCTGCAAAGGACGCGTATTTGTATACAAACGAAAAGTGCAGATGGGACATAAATGGCGGCAGGCCAAGATTTAAGCTGCGGGCAGGCTTGAGCAACGACAAACCTTTTGCTGAATCCTTCATGGAGCAGAAAGGCCTTGAAATCATCCCGAGAGATCCGGAAACATACCAGGACTGGAAAGTGGGTGACAGATTCCTGAAAGACGGCAGGGTATTCGAAATCCGCGTTGAGGACAACGGCTTTTGCTTTGCAATCACAGGTGATGGTTTCATGACAGGACGCACAGACAGGCTATTCTCCGATGATGGAGCAAGGCTCGTCCTCACAGACTACGAGAAAGAACTTATACACGCACAGGAAAAGGAAAAGTGCCCGTTCAAGAAGGGTGACAGGGTGCTGGTTCGTGATTATGATGACGAAAAATGGCGTACCCGCATCTTTGACAACTACGACAAAGAACGTAAGTATAAGTATGAGTGCGAGGATGATGATGATAGATATATGCAGTGTATTCCTTACAACGAGCACACGTGGCAATTATTAGACACGACAGACGAATATAAGGCAATCGACAACAATGAAAGCCACTGATTGCGCTAAATGCCGATGGCTATATGTCCGAAAGACAAGCCCGAACCTCGCGGAGTATTTCTGCACCTTTGCGAAGTTCAACCATTCTGCAAAGGACATGAGGATCGGGCGAATCATCCGGATAGAGAGAATCAAGAAATGTAAAAATAGAAATTATGAAACCATTTGACTTACAAGAATATCTTAAGAATCCCGATAGGAAGCTTGTCACTAGAGATAACAAAAGTGCGAGAATCATTTGCACGAACAGACTTGACAGTTATCCTGTGGTGGGACTTATACGTATCGGCGATTGTGACGAAATATGTACCTATACAAAAGATGGGGAGAGATATACACAGGGAGAAGATAAATACGATTTGTTCTTTGCTCCAGAGAGGAAAACAGGATGGATAAATTTATATGATTTTCGAGGGAAAATAGTTTGTGGAGTTGTCTATGCGTCTGAAAAAGCGGCAAGAGGAGAAATAGACCCAAATAAATCATATATAACCACGATACCGATTGAATGGGAGGAATAATCATGAGACAATTTAATTTAGAGGAATACGTAAAGAATCCCGCCAGACCGATTGTAACGCGAGATGGGCGTGCCGCGAGGGTTCTTTGTACGGATAGAATTTCCGACACTTGGCCAGTAGTTGCTCTTGTGCGGGATGAAGAAGGTGAAGAAGTAAGGACCTTCCATGAAAATGGCGAATGCTATTTGATAGATGAGAGTCCGGATCCATGTGATTTATTCTTCGCGCCGGAAAGACATGAAGCATGGATTAACATGTACGAATTTAATGGTAAAAGATGTGTTAGTGCTAAACTTTATAATTCAAGAGAAGACGCGATGAAGGATTTGCTGAACATGAAATGCAGTACTGCCGTTGCACCTATTAAAATAGAATGGGAGGAATAGTTATGGTAAAAGGATGTAGAAACGAATTTCCCTACTTTGGAGCAACATACCCTGATGCACATTGCATCAATGGTTATTTATGGGATTTGGACTCTGTGGAGGATGGAAAATTCACAATCGGAGGAGATGAGCCTTGCCCATTTTGCAACACTGAGGAATGGCTTGACCGTGTGGTCGGTACAATTTTCGAGACCAAGGCTGATGCACTTGAATGGAGAGATAAGATTGCAAACAGATGGAATTGTAGTCCAATGGAGGAATAAATCATGAAACAGATTTGGAGAGGTAAATTGAAATTAAGGATAAAACGAGAATGTCCTTATTATGCGACAGGTGTCAGGGCCCGTGAAAAAGTATTATTTTACCATTGGGGATTGTCCATCAGTATATGGACATATCATGATGACCCTCAACATCCAGAATTTTCTGATTGGGCAAAAGAGAAACTTAGAAAGATGTTTCCAAATTGCGAGATTGTTGATAATGTAGTGTATTATAATAGTAATGCTTATTTTCCTGACGACTGCAAGTGGATATTCAAATATGACCTCCTAGCTACTGACAGTCCTCTAGTATTTTTCGATAAGAGAAATAACAGATATATAGGCTTCTCACATAGAGGGTTTGCATCATTTGGTATAGGAGACATGTTATTTGACAAGAATAATAAAGATGTATCTTCATATTACAAACAACCTAAATACAGGTGGAGATATCTCATGAGATTATTGAAATATCACCTTAAAGGAAATGCAGAAGGGTTTGAAGATTTGTGTGAAGATAACATTATAGGTCACGGCATTATGCAGATTGTCCCTTTTAGAGAAATTGGAAATAAACAAATTGATAATATGGATGAAGCGTTTCAGGCGGCTCTAAATTTTGCTAAGTTTCTGTCTTAACATCAATTGAATTGGAGGAATAAATTATGGCGTGGATAAAAATTAACAAATATAAGTTCGTTAATACAGATAGTATTAAGGAAGTTACGAGGCAACAAAATGAAGATGGTTCATATTATATAAAATTTCTCATTGCCGGAGACGTTTTTTATACTACTAAATGTTTCGAACAACTTGAAAAATGCGAAGAGATATTTGACAAGCTATGGCTTGCAATGAGCTCAAACAAAAGCATTGATATTAGCGAAATAGAATAAATTATAAGTCAAAGACATGGCGAAGATAATTTATAAAACAGGCCAAGAAGGCCAGAACCGCCTCGAATGTATCGAAGGCATTGAGATTAACCTCCTTAATGGTCAGTGCGCTTTGATTTATCCGAAGTACGCAGAACTGCCGCTACTGAGCCATACACAAATCGATGAGTGGAAATCAAACCCCATGACGGAGATTGAGGCTCTGAAAGTGACTGGTAGCAAAGAGGCAACGGATGAACTGCTCGCGCTCGATTCTTCTGCTGCAAAATTTGTCCGGCAGTTCAAGAGTGATGTTTACGGGCATTTCAATCTGCCGACGTTGATTGCGGCGATGGAGATTACATGTCAGTGGGAAGACATTAACGCCCTCGCTGAAACTATTGAAGGCGCAGAGTTATTAAGAGAAGACGTGTACGTGTCGTGTTGTTCCCGCAGCTACCGGAACGTCAGGTGGGCTGTGAATGGTAGCAACGGTTTTGCCTACAGCTACGGCTTGATCGGCTCTTATACGTGCGTTCCGACCATAGTTTATGATAGCATCATTTGACTTATGGGGAATCGCAGGCAAGGAACTCAAGACAGCGCTTTTGAAGAGGCATTGAAAGCGTTGGGACAATGGCAAGGCGAGACGGGGAAAGCGCGGAAACACCAGGGGCACGCGGAGGACGACCTCCAGATGCAATGCGTCAGGTGGTTCCGCCTGCAGTACCCGCAGTTGGCTCGGCTGCTGCACCACTCCCCTAACGGAGGACGACGTGATGCACGCGAGGGAGCCAGATTCAAGCAGATGGGAACCCAGGCAGGCTTTCCTGATCTGATTCTTCTGGTCGCGTCACAAGGTTATCACGCGCTGCTGCTGGAGCTGAAGACGAGGACAGGACGGCAGCAGGATTCTCAGAAGGAGTATCAGCAACTCGCCGAAGCACAGGGATACAGGTATGTCGTCATCCGCTCCCTGGAGGCCTTCATGGACGAGGTTAATACTTATATGAAGTAACACGGACAGAATTGTTATAATTGGCGACCATAATAAATCTTAACGGAACATGATTACGGAGACAGTCATAAGGAACATTGCCGCTTTCATACTGGGCAACAAGTACTACGCGAACATCGTGTATATGAACGGGACAAGCCAGTCCCTCATTAGCAGCTTTATCTTCAGGTCCAAGGATGAGGCAGAACGCCACAGGATAGAGCTGGAGAGCAACAGGACATACAGATACATTGAGACGGTTTCATTCCGCTCAAGAAAGGAATATCAAAGCGGATACGGCAGATGAGACATTTCCAGACGATAATCGATTGGTTTGAGAGAATAGTGTGGAAATCGTGTTATGTGATAGCTGACGCGAAGGACAACTCCATCACATTCTCAAAGGGACTTTTCGGCAGGGCAGGGATCTCGAAGATGGACAAGGTGAAGGTCCTGTGCTTCCTTATCCCGGAAAGCGGCGAGTACGCCTTCACGTTCAACCCTGAGCTTGAACAGGAGACGCAGCTTGCCGACATCATGTATAACGACAAATACAAGTGCGTGGGCTTCGAGTCCCTGGTGCCGACCGTGAACAGGATCTTCTATGATTACGGCCTTCCGCCTGAAATCAAGGTCAAGCTGAGCATAGTCGGAAGGAAGAACAACGGGATAAGATATTATGTGATATGTAAACCGAAAAGATATGAAGCATATAGAAGTTGTGGAGAGGTTACTAGGAGAGAGGACAAGACGTCCTGACATCACCTTCTACAGGAACGGAAGAATCGACATCACCGCGTCAGTCGCGGAAAGGCTCTCCCTCCGCGCTGGCGACGTGATAGACATCGCCAGAGGGAAGGAGGAATATTACCTGTATGTCCGCCTGCGGAGATCCGACGGGGCCGTCGGCCGGCATGAGGCACAATGCTACCCGAGCAAAAGCGGCACGCGCAACTTCAGGGCCTACAGCAAGAAGATATGTTCTTCGATACTTGGGATATCCGGAGGTGACACGGCAAGGATAATGGCCGGAGGCGACATCGAATCGGACAATCTGGGGAAGACCGTTGTCCTGATCCCGCAGTTCAATTTGGACAGACAATCTAACAAATCTTGATATGGACGAGCACAAGACAATTACGGTGGACTTCATCCTCGGCAGAGACAATCTCCTGTACGACATCGCCAACGAGGCATATATCGAAGGGGACCTGATGCCGGATGAGGCAGACAAGGTGAAGGCAATCCTCCAGGACCTAACCCAGGACGGCAACATTGACAAGACCAACAGGACAATGAACCTGGCGGTCTCCGAGTGCGAGGAGATGCTGTATCCCTATACGAACAGGGAGATACAGGCCGGAGACATTGACAACAGGCCTGCGGCACCGTCGGAGTATCATATAACGGCCCGGTTCCCGGAAACATTCTCGCAGACCACGGCGGACCTTCTCAAAGGGCTTCTGCATGACTATGTGGTCGGCAGGGTCCTGGCAGACTGGCTGGGCAGCACGAAACCGGAGATCGTTCCCAAGTGGCTTGACAGGATTGGGGACATCAGGCTGAGAATCAAGCAGGCCATGAGCATCCGCAGGACAAAGACAAGAAGAAAGATATCACCATTATAAGTTTAATGTTTTTAGTGTTTGGAACGGCACGGGGAGACGCTGTGAAGCATCTCCCCGTGCTTGATTTATGTCTGTCCCGTCAACGGGGCTGGTTCGCATATCGCGGCGTGAACTGCACCGACATTCCCGACAGGCTTTCGTCATCAGTCAGGCTGCATTTTAGCGCGACACGGAAATACTTGTATGGTGTACCTCTGAAGCCTCTGAGATAGTGGTCAACACTAGAATATATTGGCGTCCAATTAATCAAGTCTCTTGAACCATACAATATCTGCTGCACATGACCGCGCTTGAAATTGCCCCTTTGGATGATGGTGTCGATGGTCTTCATGACGTCGGGCATGTCCAGCTTGAACGGTCTTGTCACCACGACTTGATTGACAATGCTTGACAAGTTGCTCGTCTTCTTATTGGGAATTCTTTTAGAATAGTCCAGCAAGTCTCCCTCAGATGTCATAGCCAATGTCTCCGGATAGGACAGGACGGCGCGGCTGATTTTGGACGGCATCATTGCCCATGCCTTGTCGTTCAGCGAATAGATGTATGCGTACCGGCATGACGGGTTGAACGCTATAATCCTGCGTGATGTGTAGTCATACAAGAAGCGACAGTCGCTTATGAAATCCCTGAATCGGAGCGTCCTGTAGATGTCTCGGTCGTCGTCACCGACCAGCACCCTGCATCCCGTATAAGAGAATATACCGAAAACGGCATCATTCCTTTCATCGATGATGTCGGAAAGACATATCACCTCCGAACCGGATATGAGCATTATGCCTCGTTCCGACGTGAAGAGAACCGCGTCATCAGTCTGGGTGATGCTTTCGGCATTGGAGCAGACGTCGCGTGATACAGGCTGCTTGGACTTGTATCCTCCAGTCTCGGACACTTCCAGGGCCCAGATTCCGTCAGTCGCGAATGCGTATAGCGGGAACTGTCCGAACTGCCCCTGCGACAATGCCTTTGTGGAGGTGCTCACGCCAAGGATCTCCCCTACTCCGACCGTATTTATCCCGGTCAACGGGAAATAGAACGGGTTGTTGACTTCCGAGGTGTATATCTTGTTCGGCAGATTTATCATCCTGTCTGTCACCTGACTTTCAGTGACATGCTCCGATTCGGGCAACGGTGTGGCGGAATACCAATGAGTTATGCTTCTTCCGTCATAGTAATTCAGTCCCCCGGAAAAGTAATAGGCCCCATTGAGGAATCTGTGCTTCGTCAGATCATATCCGTATTGGTTGACCGTAGTCACGATTGTATTCTCCACCCGCCTGAAGGTCTTGACACGCAGGATGACTTTGTACGCATTCGGGTTCGGATAATAGAACCATAACAGAGGAGAGTTGAAAGCCACGCTTGAGAGGTTGTTGCGGTCAGCCGAATGCACAATGACATCTTTGCCGTCCTGTTTGATCTTGACGAAGAAATCTATTACTGCGGAATTCTCAGTACCGGTGAAGAGATTGAACATCGTCATGGATGTGAATCCGTCAAAGAGCTTCTTGCTTATGTTGGCAAGGTTCAGCCTGGCATTGTACCCGAAGGCGCAGTTCGCGGCAATGGTGTCGTGGCTGTCGTAGTCATCCGGAAGCGATTCACGGTTCACAAGTGACTGGAGATAGTCTTTTGCGACTTCCACCAGCTGTATTTCCGTACTCAGCTTAGACGGCTTGTAGCTCTTGAGAAGGTAGTATGAGGAACAGTCTTCCACTTCCTTGTCGTAATCCTCTTTTTCCGGCAATCTGACGGACGCTTCCGCATCCACCTCCGAGTTGTAACTGTAATCATACGCCGTCAAATACATCTCTTTGACGCTACGACATCTGTAAGATGATTTTCCCGTCTTCTGTTCCTCGCATTCGTCATAACCGAATGTCTCGCCCACGAAAGCATTCTTCGACAGCTTTTTGCTTTTCCCGTTCTGGTCGTACCAGTAGATAGGTTTTGATATGAAGATGTCTATCGAATCAATGATATCCCCCCAGTGTTCCATTATCTCATTGAGTTCGCCGCTTTCAACCGCCTTGAACATCAGATCATATACAGGCGCACTTACCCGGACACTGTCAATGCTGATCACAGTCCCTGCCTGGGTGACGGCCTTCTTGGAATACAGGCAATTCACTTGCGGCGTGATTCCGGCAGAGGTTATCATGAGGACCGGTGCCGAATGCATTGTCACTGATCCATCATATAGCCGATAAGCATATCTGACGAAGAACGGCATTATGAATTTTCCATTGTCTGTACCCTTTTCGGCTATGAACTTGTTCACCTCTGCCAGGACTCGACTTGTAAGCGTATCCGAGTTTTTGTCGGACAATTCAGCAGAAAAGAGGTTGAGACCTGAGATAGGTTCCGGGAATGTAACCTTGAATTTGTCTGAGGCCTCCATTCTGCCTTTAAGGCCGAAGGCCAGATGCAGCTCAGGAAGATGGTCGCCGATATATTTGTACGAGGAATTCTGCCACAGGTAATATTGCAGACCCTCATCCGTAAGCAGGACGATGGTGTTGCCGACGGCAGTGATGTCCGTGACGGCATATCTGAGGCCGGAGTCAATCAGAGAGCGCTGGGCAGTGCCGTTTTCGTCAAAATAAAAATAGCTCAACTCCAGTCCGTCATCATCCGTATACGTGGCAATGTAATGCTTGTACGAAGCGGTCGAATGGACGCACCGCACTACACGCGCGGCATTTCCGGTATTTAGAATGAACTTAGGCTGCAGGACAGGTTTCAGCGCGCCATTCTCGGGCCACAGGTTCATTGACAGTGCAAGATACCCGTCCGCGCAATCATAGTCGGATGGAGCGGCGGTCTGTCCCGTATATCTGATTTCTTTGTCCATGATCTGTCCTTTATGGTCTTTCTGGTCGTTTCCTGGCATGAAGCGCCTTCATCATCTGGATATTGTTGCTTCTGGCGAGTTCCACATATTTCTCCATCTCTTCCTGGTTCGTCAGTGAGAACCATCCGGCAATCGCCGTGTTGACGATGTAGTTGTGCATTGAACTGGAGAGCACGTCTATGGCCGTCTCGTCGAAGTTGTCCGGGAGATTGAGGACCAGATCCAAGTCGGAGTCCCCCTCAAACTGCGCGTTGTCTCCTGAAGTCTGTACGGTGTCAATGTACTTCGACAGCTGCATGCGGACTGACGCAAAGGCGGTTCCGATGCTCCTCAATATCTGGTTGAGACTTTCCGGCTCGTCATCTGCCTGGATGCCGGCCACCTGCTCCGGATTTTCACCCGTGTCCTTGCTGCGGCCTACCACATAGGTCTTGTTCCGGATGTCATACATGATGTCATCCAGGCGCAATGTTATCGGTATCTGCTTCTTTGCCATATCTTATTATGTGTTGCTGCAGCCTACTGCCTTTATGCGTTTCTCGCCGCCCCTCTTCCAGACGTCATTCTCTTCATACGACTTCTCCATTTTCTTCTTCATGTCCTCCTTTGGTTTGCTCCATGGCTGGAACCATGCTATGTCATTGACAGTCCATTCCCAGTTTCCGCGGAACGATACGGCACGGTCGTCCAGATATACATCAGCGGCAATCTTGCATCCTCTGGAGATGTCGCTGCCCTTAGGCTGGTCAGGATTCTCGTTGATATAATCATAGGCAATCTTGTTGTCGGCAAGATACTTCTTCAGTGCCTCGGTCACTGGGCGTGTAGTATATATTATGATACGCCACCCCTTTTTCTTGAGGATCTGCGTGCCTATGTCTGCATTCACGACCATATCCCCGAACTTGTCCTCGCCCTGGTATCCGTCCGAATAGTCGGCGATGACGCCGTCGAAGTCGATACATATTGTCCTTTTTCTCTCCATATACGTTATGATTATAGATTAGTGGAAGGCCGCTCAGGCCTCTTCTTGAAATATATTTTCTTTTTGAACGACTTCAGTGAAGTAGCCGCCTCGGCCGAATATGCCGGGACTTCGTCCTTTGCGGTAAAGCCATACCATTTGCTGACGATGTAGTTGGTAAAGAAACTGAACAGGTCCGACTCGATTGCCGGGCGCAGACCATCGTCGAAGCGCTGCGGCATGGACAATGTGACATCGTAGTCCAGGCTCAGGTCAATGCAATGTCCCGGCGCATTGTCACTTGTCTTTACGAGAAACGGTTTCAGCGTATCGTTTGCCATGCCGCACGCCTCATTCCAGAACCTTTCAAGCATCAGCCGGTCTGCGTCAGTCGTGAAGATCCTGTCATAGGCGGATTCGTCATCCAATTTCTTTGCTCCGGTATAACTCGTGGTCTTCGCCACTTCATTATACACATTGACCTTGATTATTTTAAGCGTAAGTGTCTTCATGATGGCGAATATATTGGAACGCCCGGACAAATGCCTTTTATCTGTTTATATAAAGTGACAGCCCGGAGGCACTTTTGACCTCCGGGCTGTAAACTGTGACCGTTCCGGACATGAAGATCATACTCCAAAATACTTGCGCACGGAGAAGACCTTGTCCACATCCTCCAGCTTGGCCTGCGCGAGCTCCGCACAGACACGGACCTCCTGATCCGGAGAGACGTAGTTGTGAAGCACGCCCCATTCGTCCGACCAGACCATATTGAGCACCACAAAGAATGCCCAACGGTTATACCCGCCGGCCGCTTCATACTGGAGCCCCAGGGATTGGACAGCCCTGAAAGCGTCTTCCGGCTTGCTCCAGTGCGGACCTCGTGAACCGTCGAAGTTCATGAACTTCCGGACGACGTCCATTGCTTCGTCTTCAGAAAGGTAATTGCGGAACCGTACCATGTCTTCGCACTCCTCCACAATGGTCTCGCACCGGTTACCGTCCATCGCACCGACCATTTTGGTTATGATTGCCTGACCCGTCTCGTTGTCTATCCTCTCACGGAGAAGGGCCATAAACCTTGTTGATATTTCGTTTTTCATTTCGTACCTGTTTTAAGGCATCCCGGGCATCCGCCGAACTTGGGAACAGGCCGATATTCGATTGTCCTGACCTGCCTGACAGGCGGTGTCAATTCATTAGCCCGTTCTGCCGGTTGTTTATTCTTTGCCATAGTTTGTCATATAGTTTCGCGGCCTTGAAAAACAAGAGGCCGAGCCAGTCGGTGAGGTAAGCCAGGACAATCGCGGCTCCGAAGGCGACCACAGCGTGAACTCCCTCCAGGAGTAATACGCAGAAAACCGCCCAGAATACGGAGCAACGGGCGCATCCGGCTATTTCCCGTACCGTCTCGGCCACTTTTCCGACAAGGCCAAGGTGATGCGCCAAAGCGACCGAGAAGGCCGCCAGCAGCGCGATTCCTGCCCAGCCCATAGCACTATGCCACTGTCAATGCAAGAGGCGTTTCAGAGACGAACACCCGTCCGCATACCTTGCAAGGCTGCGCGGAGATGACGTTGACCGTAGTCCCAGCCGTGACTGACACCGATGTCGGCGCAGCTGTCGAGGCAAACGGGATGGTGAAGTTCTGGTTTACCGGCTCCGTCTTCGCGCAGCAGCTGGTCCCGCACGGATCGTAAGTAACAAGCCCCTGGACATTGATAGTCGCGACATACTGGCCTGTACCTACGGCCGAAATTCCCACGACCGAGAATTTAGGCGCGAATACAGGCGGGGTTGCCGCGCAACATGGAGCGCAAAGCGACTTCGTCAGGTTTGTCATGAAGTAATATGGAGATGCGGCCGAACCCGCCGCAAGGGTCGTTGTTATGATAGCATTTTTCGCCATAATGTCATTCTTTTATTGTATTCCCGGAAAAGGGTACATCCGTTCCGTCCGGTGCGGTGGTCGGATGTATCGCCGCCTTGAGGTCGGCGATTTCATCAAGCAGCATGGCTATGTCCTTGGATATGTCCACCACGTTTTTGTTCGTGACTTCAAGGCCGTAGAGAATCTGCTCGAAGATGTTCTTCGGTGAATCGCTCATTTCAGGAATTGGGTTATGAGGAGGTTGGTCCCAAATCTCCTTATCGCGTCGGTGAGTTTCGGTGCAGTGACCAGAACGCCCTTAGCGTATTGCGAGGCAATGAAGTCATGCAGCTCCTTTTCCAGAGTCTTGACGTCCTGCTCGCTTTCCGCATAGACGTAGAATTGTGCCTTGTATGGTATCATGAGATGTCAGGTATTGGCGGGGCAGCCGGTGGCGTAGCCGCAGCCGTTCCACCCCTAAGCCCCTTGATCAGCTGATAGCCCTGCAGCAGTTCATCCCTATGCTCCTGGACCCATCCGAATATGCCCTCAGCGCCCTGCTGAATCCTCTGGAAGGTCGTCGGCCTCTCCGGATCCACATCCGGAAGCGACATGTCGCCGGCAATGAATTCATATAACTCTGTCGCCGTTTTCACGTCGTTCCCGCAAGCTGCGAGGCACGTAAGCTTGAGCGACAGCTTCGAAGTAGGCTGCAGCATTGAGATGTCTATGCGTGGTTTGTTGTTGAAGAATTGGGACATAGCCTCCTGGTATTTTAATTACCGCACCCGCAAGTGTCGCATCCGCATGGCTGCGGAGCGGAGTATCTCTGCACGCGCAAGAAGCTTTCCTGTCCGATTGCACTATTGAGCGCATTGCCGTTGTTGTTCAGTGCAGCGGCCAATGCGAGAGCATCAGCGACTGCGCTGGAAACGCTTGTGGAAGCGGCGACCGGCGTATTGCTTACATCCACGTAATTGCGTATGCTAGGCGCGTTTGCCGCCTGCCAAGCTTCGCGTGATGCGCGCTCGTTGGCGACGTGTCCGTTGAGTGCAGCCAATGCTGTGGTAATTCCTGCGAGTCCCTGGGTCGCTCCTGCTGCTCTAGCCTCTGAAGCCTTATTCAGCCCCCAAAGACCGGCAATCGCAAAGAGCAATGCGCCTCCACCGAGTCCTGCAGCCAGGCCGATACCTGTCGCAGCCATCCCCTTCGAGCCTCTATGACGGCAGTCGTCTCTCCTGTCGAGGATGTAAGGTAACATGTTGTCATCCATGATTTCTATAGTTTTAATGTTATTCCCGCCTCTTGCGCCTTCGGCGGTCTTGGCACGTGTACATCGTACTGCAAAAATACTCTCTTATCATTTGAACGATAAGTAGTTGCTTCTTCATTGCACCCCATTTGGCTCCACATTGTTTCTCTTTTACGTCAACCACTTTTTGGACATCCTTTCAAATACAAGCCTAAGACCTACTGAGTTCGCCAGCCTGGACTCAAAACTCGATATCGCGCTCCTGACAGCGCGCTGTGACATGTGCATCCGTTCTGCTATCATGACAGGATAGAATCCATTGGCAAGCAACAGAAAAATAACCAGGTAGCGGGCGTCCACGACCTCTTCCACGCGCGAATCGGACAGTATCCGGTCGCTGTCTATTTCGGACTCCGAAGAGACATCTGAAAGTATTTGTGAAAAAATTTCCGACTTTTTCATGCTTTTATGTTTTTTTTATTTAACTTTACCGCAGCCACTAAAGAAAAGTACAAACCCACAATAGATTGACAGAGGCAAATTTTTCGCCCCCGTTTTTGCTATTGTGGGTTTTTTCTTTAGTATGGCTACTATGATTGAATCTTGCAGTTGCAAGTCGGGGGCTTTTTTATGCCCTCTCCCAGGCGTCAAAGTTTCAGGATGAGCGCCAAAAGTTTCTTTTTATTCTTCCATGCAACATAGCCGCCAATGATCGCGCCCAGAATCCAGAATCCGTTCAGGCGGAACTTCTGCCAGGCGGTCAGCGGCTTCTCTACGGTCACAAACTCTATCTCCTTTTTGTGCTCAGACTTAGACATATAGGAAGAACTGTCTCTTCTTTCTTGAGTATTCTTGACCGGCAGCGGAATCTTGGTTATCTTAGTCTCAAGCGAGTGATACAGAAATCCCGCCTCGATGCTTGCCTCTGAAACCGCATAGTCATTCTCAAGCCGGGAAGAGGTATCGCGAGTTACAACCCTCTCAACTTGTCTTGGCAGTTCCACATATACGGTATCAATTCGCTCGACGAGTTCCGTCCTCACCTCCACCATGGTACTGTCACGCGTCTCCATGCTTGTTGCCGCATGTCTGGAACTTCCGCATGATGTCAGCAATGACGCAATAAAAACTATAATTATCAGTTTCCTCATTGATAAAAAAGGGTTATCTTTGTTATACCCGTTATGGTTATGCTTTTCGCTGTCTTCATAACACCTTCGATGGCTCGGTATTCCTACTGCTGGGCCGTTTTTTATTTGATTACCGCTTTCGCCCTCTGGTATATCTCCCACCTGTCGTCAATGCCGTTCAGTCTGCCGTTCACGCGCTTTGTAATCGCCTCGAAGGTCTTGCGCTCTCCGCTTCCCGAAAGTTTGTCCGCCAATGCGTTCAGGCCGTTAGCCTTCCACCATAGAGCAGCAGAACGACAGGCATCCAACGGCAGCAACAGAGCATCGGGCCAGATTGTCAAGTCCTTGCCCATGAGCGACGACATGGACGCATAGTTGTCGCGTCCTGTAATCTGAATCAAGCCGCGGCCTCTGAACGTCCAACCGTCGCCGCTCTCTTCGCTGCCATTGCCCATGCGGTCTGCATAGACGCGGTTGGCTATCCGCTCGGAATTGCGAGCAAAGGCCAATGCTTCTTTCTGTGTCGGAAAATACTTTGGGAAAATCTTGCGCAAGCCCTGTGCTGAATAATTCAGGTTCTCCTCTATGGTATTCAGCTGCGAGGATTCATGCCCGACTTGTGCAAGAAAAGCCCGCGCCCTGTCAACCGTATCAATGCCGCATTCCTGCATTGACATGTTCAACGCTCCCAAGTATCTATTAATATTCTTTGAAAGCGGATAGATCTTCCGCAAAATCTCACTTGTTAATGTTATCATCCGTCAATTGTTTATCGTTAATTTTTTGGTTTGCACCGAAAGGCGGCTGGCGCTTGATACAGCCCACCTCGTAGCACTTCACGACGGTGAGGTACGCGACCTTTGAACTCAGTTTATCCTTTTCGTCCTTCAGTATTCCTATCTGTCCGTACAGGCTGTCAATCTTCCTATCTTTGCGGTCAATGTCCGCCTGCATAGCCTCCTTTTCGCGCTTGTATTCCTCGACAATTAATTTCCATTGGTCAATGCTTTTGCTCACGTTGTCAAGCACCGCAGACGTCTTCCTGTCACCAAGAAGGTAAATCGCTGTGAATGCCCCGGAAGTTATGAGCGTCATTATTATGTTTGTCCAATTCATAAGATTGTTAATTCATAAATTCAACTACAATTTTTCCATTAATAATCATAACTTACAGAATTATATACAAGTATCACTTCATGGCAAACTCCGGAAAATCCGACATAGCCTCTACATACAACGCTCTCGCACCTGTCTCTGTGGGATGAACCCCATCATCAAGCATTCCACTATACCAATCCCCATTTGCTTTTGAGCCTACCGCTTTTGCAAAGTCAATGTAACGATAACCGCTGTTTCTTACCCACAAATTTTTTTCTTCGTGATTGATTGTTGGTACTGTTGGAATAGTAGCGAATATTGGTATAATGCCATATTTATTACACACCTCCAACACATGATTAACTCCATCCATCCAGTTAGATGACGGAGAGCTGTAATCTGCACCATCATTCATTCCAAGACACCACACAATATATTTTGGAAGCCCTATTTTAAGTAGAGTATCTAAAACAGGAATTTGGTCTATTGTAGTTTGTCCCGCATAAGCATTGATAAGGCAGTTATCCGCATAACCAAAAGATGCAAGGTAATACACCCACCTTTTAACATCCCAAGACATATAACTGTCTCCAAACAACCAAATATTTTTGCCAATATCCATTGGTTGAGCGGCCAGAGAGCATCCTGTCAAAGTAGAGTCAACGGATTTAACGAACATTTCAACATCGTTTTCTGGGTAATCAAATGCGTTTTTCAACTCCCAAACATTGCCATTTGAAATAATAGTTAAACTCGTTTTTGCGTTAAGCGTAGGATTGTCTGCATTACAGCTTACACTTTTATGTACGATTATCTGCAAATTATTGGAAGGCATAAACGGAGTCTTGAACAAATCACTTGTATAATCAAGATATCTTCCGCCATTCCAAAATTCAATAGTAGAACTTGTCAATCGCCACCATCTTCCAAGAGTCTGCGCTACATTTCTCTTGCCAAATTCTATGATATTAAAAGACTTAATGTCACAAGTAAAGGCCATGATAATACTTTTATTAACATTAATTCTTGGTAAAGACAAGATTTCTCCATTTGATAAATCGCCACTCACCGAAAGTGAATTTCTTGAGAAATCAGGGGTATTGATGGCTTTCTTGATGAATTCCTTTGTTGCAATGTAATGTGGTAATACATAGTCAACAAAGCTGGTAAGTGGCTGCGTAGATAATGCTCCATTTCCATTCGCAAAATAGACATCAGGCACACTTACAACGATATATTTTACTCCTTTAGGCACATTATATACCACTGCATCTGTAGTGTTGTTTAATCCATTATCTGGCAATACATTTTTATTTTTATCGTATGCTGTGATGAATCTAGCAGCGAATGTACGAAATCCCCCAATTTTCGTATAAGTATAGACAACTTGAGCACTCTCAACATCTATATAGTCACTATATGACAGAGATGTGGACTCACAAATATCTCCATTAACACTAATATACCCTCTTTTCAAGGTTTGAGAATTCAGAAGATTCACAGAAGCCTCTACTTCCAATGCTGCAGTAATCAACTTAATTATATGCGAACCGTCTAATTCCACCTCGGTAAGTTTAGAATTAGAAGCAATATCAGATAACAACTTCCCCCATGTATCATCAAATGTTAGCAAAACGACTTCATCCTCATCGACGTTTATACCACCAAAGTTCGCATATACTCCCTTACCCTTTGCGATGTAAAATACTTTCTGGTCAGGTGTGCCCGGATTTGTTTCCGGTGTTGCCACTCCCCTGAAAGTATACCCTTCTTGCAACAGCTGTTCTATTTTGGTTATCTTCTCGGTGTGCTCCGCGACAGCATTTGAAATCGCAGAAGTATCCGCGAAGAAAATCCACCCTTCGCTGAGCTTCACCTTTCCTGAAGCGTCGAGCGTCGCCGGAGGCGTGGTCGTAGATTCGACAACGCACTGGAAGGCTGAGCCGTAGCGCGTCACAATGTTGCCTGAATAGTATGTCTCGCCGTCGATGTATTCGAAGCGGGAGACAGGCACGCGGCCTATATTCTTTGTTACCTTAGCCATATAATTGTGTTTTATTCGTCATACATTACTCTTATGATGCCACTTTTCGCGTCAACAACGACCTCAAGAGTAGCCTTCTTCGCTGCCGCGGTAGCGGCCTTGTCGGCCTTGTCAGCTGCTGTTTGCGCGTTTCTTACGGCCGTGTCTATTTTCTCGTAGTCGATGGAATCAAGCCCTCCAGTTTCTCCAGTCGCAGACCACACTCCGGTTTTGTCGCACCTGTAGATGAGCCCCGGGACAGTATTAGCTACGGTAGCCCACCATCCGATTTCTGGCAAGGGATATCTCTTCTGAAGCGCATCGAGGTCCTTGAACAGACCTTTGTTCGGCTGTTTTACACCTTTTGCCCTCAGCATTCCGGCAACCGTAAGATCATTGTTGACGATGACGTCTCCCTCATGGATCTCAGTCCTTCTTCCGTAAGACTCCACCGGGGAAGCGGAACCGTTCCAGATCCTGTTATACTTGTCCCAACGGTATGTTACACCATTGACAGTAGCATAATCGCCCTCATGTCCGCCTTCCGGATGAGCCTGCCATAGTTCCTGCAGGCTGCTATATTCGCCCAGATTATTCTTGTCCATACTTTTACTTGATTAGTTCTTTGCTGATCTGCAACATGACTACGGCAAGATCATTCGCGCCTGTGCTCAATGCGGTAAGATAAGCTGCATAATAAATCACGGCAGGCTCCAACTTTTCACAGATCTCAATACCTTCCCTGTCCGCTCCGTCAGTGGAAACAGCCGGAAGCGGTATATATCTGGCCCTGGTGACATACGCTTCCTCGCCAGAAGCGCAAGAAAAGAATTCCAGGACCTGCCCTGCCGGCTGTGACGTTATGGCAACGACAGGCCTCTCCGGATTCCCCCTGATGCCAGGAAAACGGCTGCGCTGCATACGATAGACCTGGCTGTCTTCAGTCACTGCATCAGTAACTGCATAGGACCAATCACTCATCTTGAAGCAAACAAGCCTAAGAAAATCATCCGGCAACAAGGTCCAGCCGCACCCGTAGCCAGGTTGACTCTCCCATGCTATACTTTCTGCGAAAGGTTTGCCTCCGTCAAGAAGATATGACGGCGCCTCAGCAGTGACAATCCTGACGGCATCGACAATCTTGCTGGCAATGATTTCTTCAAGCGTAAGCGTATCAATGTCACCTATACCGACAAGAAGGTCACTACTATTATTCTGGTCCAGAGCTATGCGGATGCTCTTCTTCAAATTGTCAAGCAAATAGAACATGGAGCGATCTTCTTGTTAAATTCCTTCGAACTCGATTCCCTTCTCCGCAGCCGCAGCCTTAATGCCGGATATGGTCCTCATCTGTGTCCTGCTGGTACCGAACTTCTCGGCAAGATAATCCTTCGCGTCATCTGCGCACGAGACTTTTATCTTCTTGAAACTTGAAGTCTCATCAGACGGGGAATCCTTCGCCGGTTTGCTTACAGGATTTTCAACGTAGTATTTATCCACCTCGAACAGCCTGTTGAACTTGGGATGCCGCTCGAGCGCGTCCTGAATATCCTTATCGTCCGTATAATAAACGCTCTTGCCTCCAGTAAGCGAAGCAAATCTGATGTGCAGGCTGCTGCCTGACTTCAGGTTCACATTTATGCTCAACTGAGAATTGGCTATATATCTCTTCATAGTGCCTTTGATAAAAATGATGAAACGGAGTGGGCGTTTCCCGCCCGCCCCGTTAGAATATGATATTTGGATGTGCCCGACTAGGCTGCATGTGCAAGTCTCATTCTGGCATGTGCCTTGGCATATCTCAGATAGAGACAGGCAACCTCCTGCATGACTACGGCATTGGTGTTCCTGACACCTGCCTTCTTCAGGTCGAGGATGTTTCTTGACCATGACACGTGTACGGCCTTCGTCAAATACTCCGGATCCAGGGCAAAGCCGCAGTCGCTCATTCCGTTCGCATCAAACAGCTCGTGATGGATTGTGAGCAGCTCGCCGAAGTCGGTATCCCAGGACTTAAACTTGAGGTTCCACACCTCCACAGTATCCTTGAGCCTGAATTTCTCACTCTTGATCTTAGAGAAAGCGGCAAGCATGTCAGAACCGACAAGAAGCACCTTCTTCTTGTTTCCGATACCTGTGCCGACAAACAGATCCTTTGCGATGTCCACAAGATTGTCATCGGAGATTGTAGTCGTCTTGGTCTGGGCGTCGTAAGTTCCGACTTCGATATCCTTTCCTGCCATCCACCAGATACCTCCGGTGAACCATGTCTTCATGGAGTCGCTGGTAGAGTGTGAGATGACGTTCTTGACGCCCCAGAGATAGGTATTCTCCTGAGCCAACTTCATGTCATAGATTCCGTCCTCCTCGAGGTCAGAGAATGTCCAGTCCACTTCCTTCTTGGCAATCTTGTCGAATGTCGACTGCTCAACCTGGATCATGAAGTTCTGGCAGTACTGCACCTCGGATGTAGGAATATTGTTGAAGCGTCCGGTCTGCACGCTGAGCTCGGCACATGCCTTGCCCATTCGCACGAGCTTGGTCCCGTTAGGAATGGCCGGAAGCCAGATTGTCCTGCCGGTTGAATCCTTCAGACCGTTCACCGCGTACACGGTCGGCATTGAAGTGCTGGCATCCCTGCCGCAGACCTTCAGCACAAGGTCAGGAGTATTCTCGTCACTCTTGTTGTAGGCAGCACCAGTGTAGTCGAACTCACCCTTCACGCCCACTACCCTGATGGTGTCATCGAGAGTAAACATGTTGGCGTCATCGACAGGCAGTGAAACTGATTCTCCCTGGGTCTGCTTTGCAATCTCGCCTGAAGTGGTACATACGATAGGTCTGGTACCGACTGAATAGTATTTCACTTCAAAGCTGTTGGTAGATACAGATTTCGCATAACGGCTAATCTGGTCTACAGGTGTCGCCATAGGGCGGATCTTCGTGATTCGCTTGTCGATTTCCTTTGAGTAGAATTCAGGATCGCCAGCCTCGCGCCCTTCGGATTCCGTTGCGATACCTGCTCCGCCGCCATCACCAGGATTACCGGAAGCTGTGACTCCTGCATCAGGAAGATCGCTGGCCGCTGCCATCATGACGCCTGACTGAGCGCCAAGCATAAAGCAAAGCACTGACAGCAACGTCGATAGGATTACTTTTCCAATTTTGAATTTCTTCATTTTAACTAAATTTTTAGATGGTTGATAATATTATCTGTGTTGAATTCGCTTCTCGCCGCCCTTGTCCCAGATTGAGGTATTTCCTTCGCCGAACCGCTCCAATGCTCCCATTGGTTTGCCTGCAGGTGCGCTTCCTCCGTTTCCGCCACCGAGGGCAGGGGTCCCGTCGCCTTTTGCCGGACGCCTGAGCCGCTCTTCTATCTTTGCGTTTCGTCCCCTGATCTCGCCCTCTTCAGAAGCTGCGCTGACATCCCTGTCATGACTGATTGCTTTACGTACCATGTCCAAGGTCTCTGGAGAGAAGATTCCTCTGAGCCCATCACTTACGATAGCTATCGTAGCAGACATTATAGCGTCAATCTCATCATCGGAAACGCCTTTTGCCTTCATGTCTTCAATGGTCTGCAGCGACCGGTCAAGGTTCTTCTTGTACTCTTCCTCATACTCCTTGTTCTTTGCGACTCTCGCAGCAAATGCCTTGTTCGCCTCAGCAACTTCCTGCTGTCTCTTGGGGTCATTGATAATGTCAATGATGTCGTTGCCGAATTCCTGGATGAGGGCTATTGAAGGGTCTCCGCCTTTTGACCACTTTGACATGAACATGGCAGACCTCGGATCGCTTGAGAACATCTCGCCCAGAGCCTTCTCGTCAGCCTCATAGCCGGCGATTCTGTCGTCACGTTCCTTTATCTGCCTGTCGTAATCATCGTAATCTCCGTTAATTCGACCAAAAACAGCCTCATCATCGTCAAAATTATCCTCCGGATATTTTGATTTCAGCCTCTGCAGGGCCAACTCTCTTTTAGAGGTAACTGTCTCTTTACCAGTATTTTCCATATACAATAGGGATTTAATTCGTTCATTCCTGTCGCTAAAATAACCCATACCCAAAGAAGGCTAATCATATCTGTTTATCTCAAGGGGTAAATTTGTATAGAAACAGAGCGGAAAGATGAAGCACTTTGGTTCATACTTCGAATACGAGAAAGAACGCAATCGTGACTTGATGCGTGCTTTCAAATATGTGATGTCGCATAGGTGTGGGATGACCATGGAAGAGGTTTTCGCCAAAACCGTCGAGATGCCGTCCGTAAGATTTTGGGTAAGCGAGCAGCGGGCCGCAGGTGTGGTTCTCGAAATGATGAAAGGAGACAAACTCGACACAATGCGCCCGAACAAGCGGGCCATGTTCAATGAAATATATAGAAGGTTCCTTGAATTGAAAAAGACACGTCCAATGGATTCAGTCTATGATATAACATTTGACGTGGTCAACTCTCATGCCCCGCGGTTCTACCTCACTCCAAGCTCCGCTCATGTAATCATTTCAAAAATCAAAAGAAAATGGTACAAAGCACGGGAACAATTTTGGGCAGAAGTACGGGAAAGGTCTTGATTATAGGGCTATTGTATTCTGCCATAGCCCTATGCTTATGTATCCTCCATCCTGACCTTTCCGGAATTGCAATGTATCCTGGAGCCGGGATAAGGAACCGCATGTTGTATCCGTTCTTTCATGCTTCCTTGCTACATGCCATAATGAACTGCTGGTGTCTGCTCTCCATCGTATTCATCTATAAGGTCTCGGCGTGGACCCTGCTTGAGGCCTATCTCATAGCCGTCACGTATCCATCAGGATTGCTTTCTTTCCTTTATCCAGCAAGTCAGATGACGGTCGGGCTTTCAGGCGTCTGCTATTACCTGCTGGGGAGTCTGTCGCTTTCAGTAAAGAGACGAGTGTACTGGCAAGTATGCATCTGCATCACACTCCTGTCCGGATTCCTGTTTCCAAGAAGTGTGGACGGCTGGCTGCACCTCTATTGTTACATCTGGGGAATCATTGCCGCCTGCGTCAATAAATTGAATGAGAAGCCATGCTGACAGAAGAAGAGCGCATGGCTGTCGCGGCCATTCTGGATGAAAACATGAAACGCCGTGCCGAGATTGAAAAGAAATTCAATCCGGTCACCGGCGAAGGTTCGACTTTCAGCGAATTCCGAAAGCATATCGTCATTGAGGACTTTCCGTTCAAAGAGCAATGGGTCCCCGAGAAGATGTGCTCCGTTCCTCTCGTAAAGAAACTCGTGAAGGCCGGTTCCATAAAGAAGTTCATTACGGATGTACTCAAGTCCGAATACAACGACAGGGAAAAAGAGAAGGTCATCGAGCAGTTCATCCGCGTCAGGTTCCAGCATGATTTTCCGTTCTGGGCCGCGACTCTGGTCTATATCAAGAACAAGGGAGGAGGAGAGGACAGGCTCTTCTGGCTGAACCGTGCGCAGAGACGGCTCATTGAGCGCCTGGAGCGCGACAGGCTGGCCAGGAAGCCTATCAGGCTCATACTTCTGAAAGCTAGACAATGGGGAGGCTCCACCTGTATACAGCTCTATATGGCCTGGCTCCAGCTCGTGCACAAGGTCGGTCTCAACTCCCTTATCGTCGCACACCAAGGCACGGCTTCGGATGAGATTCTGGACATGTTCAACAGGATGATCAACATGTACCCGGTCAAGTACCTCCACAGCATATCCGAGACATATAAAGAGACTGAGCCCAAGTTCAAGTCTGTCGGCAAGAGCGGCAACATCCATCGCGTACCTCAGAGGAAATGTAAGATCAAGATAGGAACTGCCGAGCGCCCTGATTCCGCCAGAGGTGGAGATTACAACCTGGTCCATTGCTCCGAGGTCGGCCTCTGGAAGAGGACTGACGGGAAACGCCCGCAGGACATTGTCCGTTCCGCATGTGCCGGTGTCCTTTACAAGCCATTGACCATGATAGTCTATGAGTCCACCGCCAACGGCGCAGGCAACTTCTTCCATAGGGAATATGAAGCCGCGAAGACGGGCAAGTCCCAATTTGAAGCAATGTTCATAGCATGGTGGCAGATCGAGCAGTATTCAATCCGCATCCCTGATGAAAAGGCCCTCCATGAATTCGCCTATAAGCTGTGGGCCAACAAGGACAATGCCAACGTCAACTCAGACAGGGAGGTATCCGGCCAGTACCTGTGGTATCTATGGACGATAGGAGCATCACTGGATGCCATAAACTGGTATATCATCGAGCGTGCCGGACATGACTCAGATGAAGACATGGCTTCCGAATATCCTTCCGATGACATTGAGGCATTCTCACACAGCGGAGCAAGAGTATTCGACAGATATAAGGTAGAGAACCTGAGGGGCAGCTGCAGGCCGCCTAAATTCATCGGCGAAGTATGCGCAAGAGGAGACGAGGGAAAGGATGCGTTCATCGACCTGCGCTTTGACGAAGACAGACAGGGCCGCCTGTGGATATGGAGCAAACCGGAAATCGACCCGAAGATCAGAGTCGTCAACAGGTATCTGGTCGTCGTCGACATCGGAGGACGCGCAAAGAAATCAGACTGGTCCTGTATCGTCGTGTTCGACCGCATATATCAAATGGAGGGAGGCAAGCCTTCTGTCGTGGCCCAGTGGTATGGCCACATTGACATGGACATCCTGGCATGGAAGGCTGCCCAGATAGCGGCATATTATGACAATGCGCTGCTGGTGATAGAGAGCAACACCTTGGAGACTCACGACAAGGAAAGGCAGGTCGACGGAGACCAGTCCTCATACATATTGAATCTCATAAAAGAAGTCTATCCGAACCTGTATGCCCGACCGCAAAGCGACGAGGACATAATGAACCAGATTCCGAAGAAATACGGGTTCCATACCAACGTATCCACGAAGCCGAAGATCGTGTCAATGCTTGTCAAGATTGTCAGGGAGGGGCTGTATACGGAACGGGACGGAAGGTGTCTTGACGAATACCTCACTTACGAGAGAAAACCGAACGGTGCCTGGGGAGCAATCATCGGAATGCACGACGACCTCCTGATGACGCGAGGCATCGGTCTCCTGATCAGCTTCACTGAAATGGAGATTCCGAAGATTATTGACATTGAAAAGAAGATGAATCACAGTGCCTCAAAGTGGGACAGCCCAACAGAGGCGGTAATTGCTTAATAACTTTATATTATGAACATTTTTGTCAGTTTTTATGCATGGCTGCAATACCGCGAAGCAGTCAGGAGAGCAGACAAGGCTCATGCAGAATGCGGAAACCGCTATTATGTAATGCCCAACGCAGGTGGGAAAATCAGGCTCATTGTCACGGACAGAAAGAACTTCAGACAGATGAGGCTAAAGCACTACATCGACTCCAGTGTCAAAATGGATGACGTCACAATGAAATGCTTCTATTTCACGCCGGACAGACAGGAGAAGAACGCGATTGACGACTTCATGCGCGACATCAAATTGCGCATGTACTACGAGTGGTACGAGAAACGTAGGGCCAGGGACATCAGGGACAGGAAAAGGAAGCGCAGTGCCTGGCTACGAAGAATATCCTCCAGTTCCAAGGTCAGGAGGAACACCAATACAATTATAAAATAGCAATAGGCCGCATTAGCCAGAAACTAATGCGGCCTATTGCTATTTTATAACTGATCTACCTTCTCATGGCCTCAGAACTTATCGCATCATGCAAAGTATTGACGGCGCCCATGTTGGCGCCTTCCTGCACCTGCTTCTGCATCTGAGGGGACAGTCCCTCCGGGACATTTCCTTTGGCAAGCTCTTCCTTCTGGACCTTGATGTCCTGAAGGAGGTTGTCCGCAAACCGGAAATCTCCGTGTTCAAGAAGCTGTTCAAGACTAATCTGCCCGGACTTCCATATCTCCATGAGGAAATCATTTGCCAGATCACGGTATGCCGGTGATGTAGTGCTCTCAACAATGCTGAGGTCAAATTCAACGCCGCCGAACTTGTCAGGATCATACAACACTTCCGCGCCGCCCTTTCCGGCTATGTTCACATACCTCTTGGTATCATAGAACTGCTGGATGTTCTTCACGTCCTTATATGCGGCATCGATAACAAATGAACTGAACCTCTCCATCAAGTCCAGCAGCGAGGTCGTGGAGTTCTGAGTCTGCTGGGCATATAGGCTCGCACTGATACCAGAATATCCCGGTTTGCCCTGCAGAGCGCCATTGACACCGCTGATATCCTCGAAGAACTTAAGCTGCAGGTTCAGCAATTCAGAGATTCCGATGTTGGTGCTGTTTGCGGCAACCTGCTGAGGCAGTTTGCCTGAAGGATTATTCTTGGTCTTGACAACAATGACACCATTGAACTTGTGCCATTCTTCAGCCACATCCTCGATGTTCCAGTCGTCAGGAAGGCACTCTTCCGGGAATATAAGCAGGCCCTTGGCGCTGGCGCGCATTATCCAGTCATACATGGTGATCAGCCTGTTCACATATCTCTGCTGGTCTATGAAGTCCGCAACAAAGCTGTGTATCTCTCCGTCAATGAACGGATATGCCTTGACCACGTAAGGATGACTTCCATGATTATATGGCGTCTCGCCTTCCTGCAGGATGTCACCGAAAGGTGTCAGGTAATAGTAGTACCAGTAATCGTCCATCACCCATTCGCTTTCGATGAGAGCGACGTCACTTTCCGGGATTCCAAGACTCGTCGCTTTCTGTATCCTTCTGGCATTCTCGTCCTCCACCATCGCCTGGTAATCCTTGACTTCCACCTTGTAAAAACTTCCGTCCGCATAATCATGGCACCGATAGCGTGGTTTACTCTCTTTTCTCCAGACCTCTATCACCCTGCAGCGCGTTATGTCCTGTGGAACGAGAAAGTCAATGTTGGAACGCCTGTAATGTCCGAACTCATTACAGAACGTGGCCACGAAGCCCCTGTTCCTTGCATGGGCGGAAGAGTATATGTCGGCCAGCCGTCTGTAGTCTTCAGGCGAATGAGCAAATTGTCCGACAAGTGTATTGAAGTCAATGTCATGGATTTCTCCGACAAAGCTGATATCCCAGCCGCGGATATCCCTCGAATAAGCATCCATAAAGAACATATCCGGAGAAACGACACGCGTCCAGCAGTCAAGTCCCTTGTCAGACATCCATCCGAAGCTCTTATGATGCACGGCAAGACCGCCAATAAGAAATTCCTCCAGAGACTCGGGATATATCTCATTCATACGGTTCCTCTGCATGTTGCACTGTAGCACCGTACTCATTATCTCGCCCAGCTTCTGCTCGTCCCTGTCACGCGCAGTGCAGGTCGGTTCCTTTGACTGGCTGCGATAGACGCCGAGCACGCTCCGGACAAGTCTCCTGATGAGATTGTTTTTCAAAGGGACCTGCCCCTCGCCCTTGATATATTCCTCTTCGGTCATCTGTTTTCCATCGACCGTAATGATGTCTTTCCACTGATCACCGTAAGTATATCGCTTGCAACGTTCCCTGTCCTCGCGGAAACGCCGCATGTTGTCGTAATGCTGCTGTGCCTCGAGTACGATGTCAAAGGCACGCCTGCTGTCGCCCAGGTTTTTTGAAAAGGCAACAGTATCCATCTCGCTTATATCCCGCGGCTTGACGCGGCTCTTTCGTCTTATATTGTCAGACATTGTGATTGGATTTAGTCAATGAGCAATATGCCCTGTCGCAAAAATATGGACGTAAGGGCATATTGTTCTCTTATCTGTTTACCTGTCATTGTTCCTTAAGTTCTTCGACCATTTGCCGCTTGAGGTCATGGAGGATCTGCTGGAGGTTTTCTTCGACCATCACATCTTCCCCGCTCTCCTGGGCTCTCTTCAAAGCCTGCCTCAATTTGGAAATCGTATTGGCATAGCCTCTGGCCTTTGAGTACCGCTCAAAATCAGGGGTCTCCATGAACTCATTCAACTTGTCCGCATATTCCATTGAGCCCATCCTCGCCTTCTTCTTGTATCCGGAGACGGTGTGGCTAGTCTCTTTGAACTCGTCCATGAGCTTGAAGTATTCCCGGTTCAACTGATTGCCGGCGACCCTTTCATCATCGGATTCCTGAATGAAGGTGCTTGCAATCGGGACGTTCCTGATGTCACGCATGTCCGGATTCCATATCATCGAGAATGTCTTTGCTGCCCTGTTAATGGTCTTGCCTGTTCCACCCAAATAACTTTCAAACAGATGTTCGATGACTGCAGGATTATTTATAGGGTCTATCCATCCCCTCTTGACATCATCTCCTCCCGTCACTTCATTCAGCCACTTGGACGCATTGACCAGCATCGGGCTGGTACCCTTGTAGGCCTTCGTCCATGCCGGGTCCAATTTGTTGTAGTCGTTGCGTCTGTAAATCGGGCTTCCGAAATAATCGGTATTGGCGACCAATTGCGCGAAAGGCTGTGCAACCGTAGGTGTGAGGCTTATCGCAAGGTTTCCGCCATTCCCCATGAAGTCTATAGGGAGAAGGTCCATAAAACTTCCGGCAGCGCTCTTCAATCCGTCAAGGACTTCCTCCTTGCCCATCAGCACTGACATCGCAATCTCGCCCATGGCATAGAAAGGACGGAGCTCCTGGGAAATCGGAATGATAAGGAACTTGTTGTCGCTCCATGGGATATAGAAGACAAAATTGTTCCTGCGTACCCACTCCGGCAAGTCCCAATAGGCGTCGTCATCTCCTCCAAATGCGGATATGATCGCCTGAGCCAGAAGCGGAGCCATAAAGCCGGCAGCCGAAAAAGCACCAAGAATCGCTGTCACCTTGGCCGGATGCTCATAAATCATCTTTCCAGCATTGGCAAGCGACTGGACTGCCGCATTGAAGAAGACATATGCAAAGTTCATCAACCTGGCTCCGTATCCTCCGCTTCCTTTCCTGTTGAAGTTGACCGTGATCTCCTTTGCGTCGCTGATGCTCCTTTCCACACTACGCCCCATCTGGCGGGATGTCATATACGCTGAAAATCTCGTCACATCCTCGGCGCACCTGTTCATGTATTCGATGCCGTCCCAGATGCCGTTCCAGACCTTTGTTGGCACTTTCATGACCTGCCCCTGCTTCATCTCCCTGGCGAACCGGTCAATGTCGCGCTTGAAGTCATCGACGGTATTGAGTTGCGTGAAACCTGTCTCTCCTCCATTGCGTATGAACTCTCCGAAATACCTGTCCAGGTCTTTCGAGTTGTCAAGCCTGTCTGTCTCGAACCTGTGGATCAGACCGAGCATTTGTCCTTTGGCAAGAGCCGCCGTAATGTTCTTCGCATACCTTGCGGCATACTTCGCATCCTCTTTGACATATACGGCTGCGCCTGCGAATATGACGTCTCGGCTCAAATTCGATATTATGAACGCCGGATTCTGGGACGTGAACATCCTGGCCATAAAATTCTTTATGACCCTGGCCTTGCGGATCAGCCAGCTGTCCACAGCATCAGGATTGGTCATGCCGTTGACAGCCTGGGCTGCACGCGGGTTGCCGTTCAGATAGATACTGTAATCAATTCCGCCGCGCTTGACCTTTATAATATGCTCCTGTCCCTCATAGGCTGTGAGATGCTTGCCGGTATCGAGTTTCCCCCTCGAGAGCCTTGCGACGCCTTTCTTTTCCGCCTCCTTCATGTCCTTCTCAAAGTCGGCGACGATGTCAGCCACCTGTTCTGGGGCAGCGTCGGCCGGAATATCCGGGTCCCTTGGAGTCCACATTCCCGTCACAGGGTCCAGCACTTCCCACTGTCTGCTTACGGTGAGGAGGCCAGTCTTGTGGTTGAGAGCCAGATTAAGCAGCTTCTGCTTCATGAGATTCCTGTTGCCCTGGATAATGGCACTCTGTCCCATATAGGCAATGGTCGCAATCGGATCATCAGAAATGGTGGTCCTTCCGGTAGCCGCCTTCACTATGGATGACGTCTTCGGTCTCGCATCGCTCAGATAGTCGTACACCGCCGAAGCCGTATTCTCGCTCCATCCCCGCAACGGGATATAGTACCTGAACATGGAACGTACCATCTCATAGTTGTCCTTCGTGAGCATTCCCGTTACATATGACGTCCGGAGGGTGTCCTTCGTGGCGGCATTTATCTTTTCCCACAGGACATCCGTATCATGGTCCATTTCGAACTTCCGGACGATATCCTCAGCTCGCGAGGTGATCTCGTCGATTCTAGGCGCGACGGTATCAGTATCCCTTCTGGTGAGTTCGGTCAGACCTGAGTAGTCCCGTCTGACTGAACCGTCCCAGACGCCTCCATCTTTCTCGGCATCCCTCTTTGAGAAGACCTCGTTTCGCTCGAGTCCGTGTTTCGCCATGAGGTAGCGGACAATGTCTCCATATTCCGCTCCCTCTTTCTGGAGGTCACGGATAGCGTCCTTTATAGGATTGAAGAACCTGTTCAGATAGATGTCAGTCTGGGCCTTGTTCTTTGAGCTCATTGAGTTTTCCGCCAGATATGCGTTCTCGAAGTCTTCCACAGGCTTCCCGGTTTCTTCCGAAATAGCGTCTTGGAGGTATTTCAGAGACTGCATGCTGTCCACATAGGCTTCCTTCAGACGGCGCATAAGGTTGGCCGTGTCCGACTTCCGTCCGTTCCTGTCTATCACGCGGGTCTTCTCCTCGTAAATGTCCCGAGCAGTGTTGCTGCTTCCGCCATTAGCAGAGGTCCTGAAACGGAGCCTTGAATCATCACCTGACAATATTTCCTCGTCGGAATTTGTTTTCTTGACTCCTTTTAGTAAATTTGCTCCAGTAATGGAACTCTGAAGCTGGGGACGAGAGGAGTCGTCCAAGCCAAGCGCAGTTGTCTGCGTACCCTTCAGCAGTTCCATTTCTTGTATCTCATAGGTATAGTACCTATCACCGTCAACGTATCGTTTGACTGTAGATTTCACCCTATATGGCTCTCCATCTATGACTATTGCATTATAAAGCCTCATCACGTCATAGCCGCGTCCATGTGTATCCTTATGTATCTCCGCAGGGATTCCCGTCTCAATAAAATCAGGAACTGACATTATTGCCGCCATGTGAGTCTTCTCGTTGATAGCCTTTGAAAATTTCGGAGCAAGCATTTCTTTTATGGAATGTCCGCTTATATTTATCTCGTCTCCGGTAAAGGAATTTACGAAAGTCTTGCCCTGCAAGTTATCTTTAGCCCATTTTTCAGCATCAGCGAGTTTTGCAAATGTGCCTCGACTCTCAAGGATCGGTGTTTCCATTTCAGCAATGTCATTTTCAGTGAAGCCGTTTCTGCCGCGCAGCTGGTCCTCCCTGAAGTTTCCGACCTTCAGCTCCTGCTGAATGGCCATGTCATTGGCCTTCGCAAGAATACCTCTTGAAGTCCGCATCTGATATGTCCGCCACAGCATATAGCGCAGTTCATTGTCCCCGACATTGAAGCCCAGCGCAATCTTTGCCCTGCTCAACATATCGCGGAAGAAATCCTTGATCTTCCCGAACAGTGTCCTGTTCTCGCGTCCGGAGAAACCATTCTCAGCCAAGCCCGCAATATACTCTTCAGTCGCAAGCCTGAAATCCCAATGGTTACGTCTTGCGAGACTGACGATTTCCAATCTGGTAGCCTTCGTAGCAGCCGCATACACTTTATCCAGGAAGTCATCGAACCTGTCATCTCCCACGAGTTCACGCAAGCCCTTGTGTCCCACAGCCTCGTGCATGATTGTAGCCTGGACATCTTCAATGCCGGTTGCATTCGGAAGGACGACGACGATTTCTCCGGTTCCGGTATTGAACCAGCCCTTCGATCTCCTTTGGCTCTCCTGGACCTTCTTGTTCCGGTTCTCAATTTCATTGACATCGCGGACAATACGCACCTTCTCACCGAGGCTTTCCGCAAGCCTTGCCGCGGCAGCTTCGACATCCTGAGGAGCACGGCTGCCGTTCACAGCCCCGTCCTGCTTGTACCTGATATCAGGATTTCCGGCAACGAATCTTTTGCTCAAAGGGACTACCTGCCCGTTGTCGTCATACACAACCGGTTCGGCCGAATAAATCTGGTCGGCACTCACCGGTATGTAGTCAGTGACTGAACCGTCGTAATTACCTGCGCCGTCAGCCTCAATTCCGTCTCCATACTCATCAACATTCGAGATTATTGCACCGTCGTATCTTCCGTTGCTCTCCTTCGCACGTCTTGCAAATGTCCTGGTAGAGACATCGTTTCCTTCTGCATCCCTCGCGAAGTCTGAGTTCTGGCCTCTGAAGTCCTGCTCCAAAGGGCTCTCGATATCAAGGAACACCTTATAGACATAACCGTCAGACCCGGCATAGTATTCAGCAAAGCCCTCATCGTCAGTGAAATGGCCCTCACGAATCGAATTGTACGGGAACTGCCTTCCGTCTTCAGACACAGCCACGCCATGATATACGACGTTCTTCACCTTGCTGCCAGGGAATGCTTTTCTGAATGCAGCTTCCACCATTCTGCCGGCCTTGCGCATGTCTCCGGATTCAATTGCGGACATGTACTCGGCATCCGTCTGCCCGGAGTCTCTGTACCGTATATCGTCCTGTTCTCCGTCAAACGTTCCGACGTTGTCAGTTGCAGACTTGATCTGGCCAGGCTCAAATGCGACATACTGGTTTGCGGCTCCCTTCTGTCCGTTCTCCACAATGCCTGTAAAGACGACGCCGTCATGCCCCATCCGCTTCGCTTCCTGCAGGACAGGGGTCATCGGGGACACGTCTTCCCCATTATGGAAATAATCACGTGCAATGTTATCGGTTATCGGTGATTTAATGTTCAGGAACACTTGCTCATTGTTCCCGAACTCGATTCCGATTGAGGACAGTTCTTCCTCGATTTCTTCCATGTCACTAAAATAGCCGCCCTCAATCTTGTTTTCAATTGAGTCCTGGACATAGTTCCTCTTCGCCTCATCCTCCGAGATGCCGTCGCGAAGGAACCCGCTCATTTCAAGATACTCCCTGTCGCTTGGCGAACCGGCCTCGTCTGCATAGTCCTGATAATCCGGGCTGTCATTCCTATATGCCTCGTAGGCCTCATTCAGTTCTTCCCGGGACATGTTCTGGAGCCTGTACTTCACAAGCTGTTCCACGTCGCTTACAGGAAGTTTCTCAAGTGAATATCTGGAGAACAGTTCCGCGAGGTCCTTATTGTCGGTAAAGAAGAAGCCTTCCTTTGCCGAATCGGCACCAGTGGACTGCCCCAACCTAGCCTTGTCGAACCTGAAGAACCTATAAGGCGAGCCATGATACACCACCTTAGGCTCTCCGTTCTCATCCACGATCTTGGACGAATTTGTTTTGGCAGCTGAAGGAGATTCCTCCGCAGCCTTCTCCCAGTCACCAAACCACTTCTTGAATGCGCCGGTACGGACCTGAGCCCACTGTCGTTCATCAAGGTTTGTCGGCTTTCCGTTTGGCGCCTTCATATACGTGCCGTTTTCTTTGGTCTCCCGTACAATCCTGTCTATATCTGACTCTATACGTTTGCCCTTGGCATTTCCTGTCAAAGCCCTGTTACCATAGACTTTAGAATAATGCTTCCCGTCATATTGTCCTCCCACAATATGTCCGGTATTATCGGTTTGCACGAATGGCACTCCCAGCTTTTCCAGTTCCGCTCTCAGGCTTGGAGTCACGACATTAGATGGCATGGTTATGGTTCTACCCTTGAACATGTCATTGACTATGACGTTTGCAACTTCACTGTCCGGAACTATGCGTATCGGCTTGTCCCATCTGGAAAGAATCACTTTGCGCTTGCCCGTCAGCTGCCCCTGAACGATACCAGCTTTCCACTCCATCTCGCCGACAGAATCTTTAGCCTTATCCGCCTTATACCCACTACTCAATTCGCTCTTTGGGATTTCGACCTCTACAGTCACAATGTTCGGACGGCTTTGGGCTTCGCTGAACTGGTCATTCAATGGCGTTCTAGAGGTATGGATATACGGGTTGTATGCAGCTTTAAGGCCCTTTCCGTTACCCTTATTGAGATTGAAACGTCCATTCTTATCAATAAGTTCAGGGTGTTCATCTGCCTGTTCCCATTTACCCAATTCTATCGGCCGCACGAACTCTCCATTTATCTTCGAGGCCATAGGCGGATACAGTTTTCCGTCTATAAGTTGCATCGCGCGATATACCCTCACTTTCGCGCCCTTGTCAAGTTCCTCAATCAGTTTCGGATCTTTGACTATCGAGAAACGGATATACGGATCACTTTCCGCCTGGCGAGCAAGCGGATTTACGCCCTTTGCCAAGTCAGAAAGCACCATGTTCTGGATATCGTCCACTGATACCCTTGAAGCCTCCTCTTTGGACCATGGAGCAAATGAATCCCTTACCCAAGTCCAGAACTTCTTCAGCCAGTCCTTGAATTCTTCGATGAGTGAAATTCTGTTTGCCGTACCGATGATGTCGCCACGCACCATTGCCTTTTTGGCCAGCTCTGTAAGCTTTTCCGCGCCCTTGTCACCGACAAGACGGGAAAGACATTCACTTGCTATCGCATCGTCACCAGAAAGGTTTGCATAATTCGGATCTGTTTTGACTTCCTCCCATATAGGCAGCTGCTTCATCAGTTCCACGCCTCTCTTGTAGAGCTCCGGATTGGCTTTCTCCAATGCGGAGAACCACAAGTGGGTGTATTCGTGGATTGGAGTGTTCGGATTCAGATGCTCCTGGTTGAGATAAATCTTTCCTCCCACTGTTGCTCCATATACCGTTCCGTCAGGCTCACGCAGGAATTCGACAGATTCTTTAGCATTGACTTCCTCGCGCTGTGCAAGACCAGTGGTGTCCTTGTATTCTCCACTATAGAGAGACTGCTTGATAGACTTCAGAATCTCTACCAGCGGCTTGCCGTCTGCCTTATTCAGTGCCTTGTCAGGATAGAAGAACTCGACGATGTGCGCATCTCCATCATTCGTTATGCCCTCATTCGGCTTTCTGGATATCACGATGCTGATGCCGTTGGATTCTCCGGCGTTGTCGAAGTTAGATACGGTAGCATTATGATTGCTTACACGTATAGTGACCACCTGCCCGTTCTTTGTTTCGAACGTCGCATACTGGCTACTCTTGTCTTTATCTGAAGAACCTAATGCCGAAGCGAGATCTCCAATAAATGTCGAAGGCCTGTTGTCTGGATTCTCATTGTATCTATCTATTGCTTTATCCAGATTATTGAGTATCTTTGCACCATCAATGCTTGATATAACAGTGCCTTTGAAAGAAGATTCGTCTTCCGGTAGCGCGGTATCAAGCATTGTTGCATTTATAGCCATTTCTCTCATCGCCTGATCCGACAGCAACTCCATAGGGATTCCAGCATTTGACAGCATCTGAGATACGGCTTCATACGCAAGTCGATTCTCCGGCGAATTGTCAGAGAGAATCTTGTCAACCATCTGGAACAACGCAACATTTCCTGTCGTTTCATCGGTACGTTCCTGCACCACGCCAAATATATTGCGGACATCCTTTCCAAGAGTTTCCAGTTCCGCACGTGTCGGATACGAGAACCCTTTCAATGCCATCGGCGTTTTCCTGAACTCTTCGAATGTCATCATCTCGCCTTCACCTTCAGGCTGCAGCTTCTGGATAGCTGTATAGAAGACATATCCCATTCTGGCATAACTGTCTTCTGAATCATTACGGCCGGCAAGGAAGTTGTTGAGCTCTCCACGTTTAGCCATCTCATCAGCAATCCATTCCGCAAACAAACGGGCGGTTTCCTCGACACGTGTCCCCCAATAGCCTGAGCCTCTATCCATTGACCTCGTATGGTAATCGGACTTTTCAACGTCATCGACAAGATCATTGAAAGCCTTTCTCATCTCTTCGCGCATAGGAAGCCTCTTGTCGGAAGTGACATAGCCCAACTTCACATTTGCGGCGCGACTGAAATAGTTGTCCAGAGCATGCCACCATTCGTGGGCAAGTGAGCCTGCCCCTCTTGTCTTGGTAAGGTTGATGACCACTTCGCCCGGCTCATAGTGTGCGGACGCAGCGCCACTTCCTCTCGAACCGAAGGCGACGCCAAGCTCTCCATTCAAGCTCATGGCTTTAGGAGACACGCCAATGATCTTGGACATGTCCATGAAAGAATCATAGGCATTGTTCAGCGCTGCCTGTCTGTCTGCCTGATTTGCCCAGTTTCCGAACTGGACACCTCTAAATCCGAATTTATTGGCAAACTCCTCGGCAGTGACATCCTTCCCGTTCCTGTAGTCTTCGCCCTTGCGGGTCTCATTGTCTCCGGAGAAGTACACAAAATTGCTTCTCTGTCTCACAACGTCCTTTACTAAGCTCTCCCACCTTTCCTTGTTCGCCTCTATCTGCTTCTGGGCTTCCTCGCGACTGTTCAGACGCTCGGCAAGGAAGAACGGCATTGTATTGTACGCGGTCTTCTTCGGCCCATACTTGTCATCCAGGGCTACACCATAATACCAATGATACTTTCCGTCGGAGCCCTTGTCGTAATAGTGGGTTATGTGGAAATATGACTTCTCCACACTTTCACCACTCTTCCTAGTCGCTGCCGCGATCGCTTCGTTTGCAAGGCGGTTCAATTCCTCATGCTCTGCTTCCGGAGCGGAGATTGCCTCCTCTTTAGAATCATACTCCTTCTCCAAAGGAATGAACTCTCTTGTGATAGGATGCGCAAAGCTGATTTGGTATTTCTCATATCCGACTGTTTCCCTCTTCTCCAGCGGCTCGGAACATTCCAGTCCCGTGGCCTTCAATTCCTCAATTCGTTTAAGGGCAGCCTCTCTCGTAGGGAATATTTCATCCACGGCAAATCGATTGCCCCTCGTTATTGCCGTGGTGAGGTTCTTTGCCGCAAGAACCCGATATCCTGTAGTCTCCACCTTCGGATTGATTCCTCTAATTTTGAAGTTCTCAATAGGATGGTCTGCCGTTTCATCGGCATTTGCAACTTTAATAAGGTAAACGAGCTCGTCCACAACGTCTTCAAATGACTTGAGACTGCGAGAAGAGTAAAGCCAGTCTTCTCCATTTGTCCCACGTAGGCTATAAGAGTCGAACGTGCTGTCACATACGATTCGGCCTACCGGAATCTTGGTATCCTGACCGGCCGGATAGCCGAGCCTGTCAAAGACCTCGTTATACAGCGCAATGAGGTTGAGAGGATAACTTGTGCCGTTAAACTCCCTGTAATTCAATTCTCCAATCCTCTGCTGCTGGGCTTTCGCTTCAGCGACACCTACATATTTGTCAGCAACAGCCGCCTCTATTACCTTGTCTCTTACACGCTCGTCAGCATCGAATAGTTCCTGGAGTATCTTTATGCCCGTATAAGCCTTTTCAGCCCATTTCTCCACGTTTGTCTTCTCGCCCCAACGCTGTCTCCTTCTTTCGTCCTTTGTCCCTGCCACAGGCTTTTTCGTGGAAAGGAATGCCGCAATGGCTGCCTGAGCGAATCGTGCGTCCTTGTCGCGAAGAGCGCCTTCTTCAACCGCCTTACGGAGATTCGGCTTCTTGAAGGCTTTCGAGAATGGCAGGGAGATCAGGCTTTCAAGCGAAGTGTTTTGCACGGTCTTGGCAAGATCACGCAGCATGTCCTTTCTGGCCCCGGAAATCTGTTCACCATAATCCTCAATCTTCTCTGATTTATTGCTCTTTACCTCCGAAGCCGCTGAAGGGCCTTTTTGTTTTGCGTGCTCCGACTTCTCCTTATCATACTCTTCCGACTGCTTCATGTATTCCTGGAGGTCGCCGGTTTCCTCTTTCCTTATAGGATTGATGTCGACCTTGATTCCCTCAATCGAAAGCGCATCCTCCTCGCCGTTAAGCGCATTGAACATGTCGTCCTCCCGGATGTCGCCACTATATTCGACAACCACGTCCAAGTCAGAGTCCGGTCTGGCGTCATGACGGTTCCTGGATCCATGTATATCCATGCCGATTATTTCCGCATCAATATCATAGTCCCTCATCACATCGTTGATATGATCTGTCACAATGCCTTTGATCTCGTCACGCGAGTAACCTTCAAGTCCTTGAACAGGCTTCTCCTTCTGCGCCTCGGCAGTTTTCACGCTTGCATATTCCGAGAACGGCTTTGTCTTTCTCGTGGATGATTCAATCCATTTCTTGAACTCTTCCTTGGTCACCTCAGTAATCTTGCCGAGACCCTTCCAGCCCTTTTCGTAATTCGAAAGATAAGCGTCCCTGGCCTCCTGCTCAGAAGCGAAACCATACATCACCTTGGACTCGTCAAACTCTCCCGTCTTCGGGTTCACCTGGTCGACGACAAAGACGTTCCCCGTCTCCGGGTTGTCAGAAAGGAATATGTCGATGTGGTCGTTATCCACGGCCTTTGTGCCGCGGATATAACCATAGTCATAGTGCATCTCAGACTCCCACTTGTTGCCGTCCGCATCAGTACCTCTCCGGATGCTGCCCTTAGTGTTCTCGATGGTGACATCCATTCCGTCTATCTTGACATGCCCCATACGGTAGTTGCCGGCTTCTTTCTGCGCCTCAGTCGGCTCCGTATTCACGACCTCTCTCTGCTCCGTAATCTGCTCTGTCACAGATTTTCCAGAGCCCGTGTTGCTTTCTTCGGAAATATTCGTATCTTTGCCTTCAGAAGTCTGATGAGAGTTTCCTGCTGGCGCAGTTACACCATTTGAACGGCTGCTATCAACTCTACCGGAATCGGTGTCAGTTTCGGTCTTCAATGCGGGTCGAGTAAAGACTTCCGGCTTACGGCGCGAGTATTTCTTCTTGAAAATACCCGCGCTGTTTATGTTCCAATAGCTGCCATCCCGTGACAACTGGATAAACAATGTGTTGTTGTGCTCATCTGAGAGTTCCAGCAGATACGTTTGATTATTTGCAACAATTCCACCTTCGCGGATTGTGTCATAATTGCGGGCCACATCTTCAACGAAATCTTTGATGGAAGAATAACCTGCTGCACGTATCTGGTCCCCATGTCCTGCTTCAATATGGAGCAAGCCATAACCATGATTGGTACCATTTTTATCTGCGGCATTCTCTCCGAGGCTTAATTTGATAGGAGCAGGAGACAAACCGCTGTCGTCAGTCAATACGCCAAAAACGGTTGTTCCATCCGAAGATTCGATGAAAGGAACCCCGAACTCATTCATCTCGTTGCTCAATGGAGCATCTGCAGGGAGAGATTCTTGGCCTTCAGCAATCTTTGAATTATCTTTGTCCTCAGAAGACTTGTTGTCTTCATCATGGCCCCTCTCGTCCATACCGGCCATTGCATGTGCGTCAATGGCGGCATTCATCATGTCACGGGTCTTGCCGCCATACGTGCGGATAATGTCAAGAATGACATCGAGGGCCTCAGAAGAACTGATCACCTCGGCGCCCAGACTTGAATTGTATTCCTCCGACAACTGTTCTGCGGCGTCATCCGGACGCAATCCGCCCTTGTCCTGGTTTGCCAGGAGACTGAAGAGAGCCTTTCTCTCCGATTCGCTGTCCTCAAGACCGAGATGTCCGCCAAGCCCCTTTATCGAGTTGTTGTCGGCATCGTTCTTCCAGACGAACTTCACGCGTCCATTGGCAATCATACGCAGCGCATAATCATGGAAATCCAGATAATCGCCGAGTTTGGCGTCATCCTTATAATACGTTCCCTTCTGCTGCATCAGTTTGCGCCCTTTGGCCAGGTTCTCTTTTGCCTGTCGTACTGCCTCCCTCTTCGCGTCCTCTTTCTGCCGAACCTCTGCAGCTGCGGCTGCGCTTGCCGACTTCCTCACAGCCTCAGGGAATGACAGGACCTTACCCCAGAAATCCACGGACTTCCGGAGTTCGTCTATCTGCCCGTTACGCTCAGCCTTGTTCCTCTGGATCTCCATCACTGAAGTGCCGGATTTCGGCTTGGTCTTCTGGGCCTTGTCAAGATTCTTCGATGCGTTTTCATACATCTGCCTTGCGGTATCCTCCGCCTCTACGGCATTGCCGCTGTTGAGTTCAAGAAGAGCCTCCCACGTGTCAGACGGCTGAGCCTGCTCGAACTGCGGCACGCCTTCCCTGTCCAAAGGTATGCGTGACATCGCAGACTCCTGTTCGGTCTTCTCTGTTTTCCGTTCCAAAACCGGCTGATTCTGTTCCAAAACCGGAGAATTTTGTTCTTCCACAGCCTCCGGTTGTTCCAGTTTGGCGCCAAGCTGTTCCAGTTCACTTGGAGACAGATAGAGTATGGATTGGCTGCCATCCTGCTTCTCCACGACGACTTCATACTTGCCGTCATCCGTGAGTTCCGAACCGACAACTCCGTTCTCCACATTGCCGGTCTCCGCATCAGACAGAGTGATTCTGTCATTGATTCTGAAAGGATTCTCAGGTGTCCTCCCTGTCGCATCCGTTTCCGCCTGTTCCGCTGCCCTGGCAAGCTTCTGCTGTTCGTACTGCTGCAGTCTTGACAGGTTGGTGGCCTCCGCCATCTCCTGGATCTGCTCTTTAGGCATCTGAGTGATACGAGGCTGCCCGGTCTGGGTGTCGATGTCATTATTGAGGACGACATTGACGGTTCCGTCACCATTGTCAGTTGCGCCCTGCTCGTTCGCTACAATCTGAACAGGGAAAGACTGTCCCTGCTCATTGGTCAGAGTGTATGTGTCGCCGGGGTTGAAGGCAAGCACGCCGTCGATGCTGTCAGCCTCACGGCTGCCATAGACATCCTGGATCTGCTGTCTGGCCGCCTGTTTCTCCATGGACGGGTCTATCTCATTCTCAAGACGGTTTATGTCTGAAGGAGAAATGGTCTCCATCCTGCCGGTCCTGTCGTCACGGACGATTATGAAGTTCTCAGAGTTCCTGGTGTCCACCATCGTCCCGTCTGGAGTGAGCCTGACGATTCCCGAAATGATGTGGACCGGCCTGTCGTCGACAAGACTTGCAGGCTGCAGCATTCCTGTGTCCCTGTTCGTGCTCGCGTCGATGGCATTCTCCACGGAAGAAATCCTGCTGTCGATGTCATCCCTCACCCTGTCAATGACGCCGTCAAATGTGGCCTTGGCATTGAGATAGTCCATGGCTACCGACTTCTGCTCGTCCGTAAGAGTTCCCATCTCATTGCCGAGCATGATTGTGTCTATATCAATGTCGGTAGTGCCCAGCGCCTTCTGGAGCATGGCCTCCTGATACTCGAACATCAGTTTCGCGTCATGCACTTCCTGCGGTGTGGAAAGCGTATATCCGTTCTCATAGGAAGTCTCCAGATCCGTCGCCTCCGGGCTTGCAATCTCCCTGCGCTTCTCATCCCCCGCCAGCATGCCCTCATACTTCTTGATGCTCTTCGCATAGTCCAGCAGGGCCTTTGCCTTCTCAGGACTGTTCTCGCCGGCAATCACAGTGGACAATACGGCCGACATGCCGGCATCTCCGGCTTCCGCCATCCTGTCCTCAATCTCCTGCCATGCCTCACTTCCGTATTTCGTCCTTGCCTTATTACGGGCCTTCTCCATCTCCATCCTAGCCCTGTATTTTGGAGTACGCCACCCGATAGTACGGACCGCACTGAATACTCCTCCCATAAGGGCCACGCCCAGGAACGTGTCGATGTTCTGGTCCAGATTGAACACTCCGGTGTCATCCGATGCATCCAAAGTGTTGTCTCCGACAAGAATGGCATTCTCAATGTTGCCTGCGACCTCTTCCGCATACTCTCCGATGGTTCCGTGCCACTTGGTGCGCTTCTGGAAATCCGCTATGAGCTTGGCGGCGTCAGTCGCACTGACATCGTCAACGAAATCCACGACTTTCTTCAGTCCGAACTTTTCCATGCCCTTCCTGCCGAGTTTGGAAACGATGCCGAGAGCCGGAGCGAAGTATTCGCCCAGCATCTCAGAATGGTTCTCTATTGCTGTTGACGTGAATGCCTTTGCAATCGATTTCCCGAGGCTTTCTGGGTCATGGCCTGCAAATACGGTCTGTCCCTGCCCGTCCATATCAGTCTCGATGTCACCGACATGCCTGTCGATGGCGTCACCGGCCACACGGACAGCGCCGGATGTCCCTGCCATGACAGCGGAACCGGCTATGTCGCCCAAGGCGCGTCCTGCAGCCCCGGCAGCCTTTGTCGCGAACTTCTGGGCTGCCCTGGTCGCTCCCTTCTTCGCAAATCTCGACAGCGCATACCTGGCCAGCATACTCTGTGTGGATTCGCCAAGGGTGCTGGCCGGGTTGACCGCCATCTCCAACATGAACGGCAGGCTCTGTGCCGTCACGGCTCCCGCCTTGTAGCCCCTACCTATGTATGAACCGAAGTATGCATTAGTGGCGAGTTCCACCGACTTCGCATCCAGAAGCATCTGCTCGGATTCCGAAAGCGGCTCTCCCTCATCGTACTTCCTGAGTGCCTTAAGCAGTTCGATGCTGTTCTTCGTGTCTGACACGCCCATGTCCCACGTGTTTACGTCAAACAGCTTGTCTCCGAAGCCGCGTGCTACGCCTTTGACGAATCTAGGGAATTTGCGTTCCTGGACACTCTTGTCTGCCTCGGCTATAATCTCTTCGGCATTGCTCATCGCCTTCTTTGCAGCCTCCAGTTTGGATATTTCGCTCTGGAGTTCGCTGTTCGCGCCCTGAAGTGTCCTCTGCTGGGCATCGGACATGCCTCCGGACCTGCCTTCAGGATTATGGCCGGACGCGGCAATGGCATGTGCAAGTGTCGACAGGAATCCACCTTTGCGTGCGTCTTCCTGTTCCTTCATATATATGTCACGGGATTTCGTCTGCGCCTCATCCAGTCGTGAGTTGATGTCCCTGCTGAGGTTGGCCACCTGCTGCCTGTTGGCATTCTCCAGATATGACCTCACATCACCAGAACGAGCCGCGGTCCCATCATCAGACGGTTGGTCTTCAGGTCTCTGCGGAATGGGCACATCAACAGGTTCAGGCTTTTCCACGGTCGCACGACTGTGGCCGTTCCCCATCTGTACCTCCCAGTTCCTGTTTTCCATGGCCGGCTTCGGCATGACAGGACCTGCACTGCCTGAATTGATTTCCTCTGCACCTGGAGCGGACGGAGACTGACCATAGCCCAGCTGCGCCTCAAATTGGTCATAATCGCCGAAATCATACGCGTCGCTGGTCGCATCGTACAATTTCCGTCTCTTGTCCTTGTCCTCGAGGTCCTTTCTGAACTGCTCGTATGTACCCATGTCGTAGTCATTCGACAGGGCATCGTATAATTTTCTCTTGTTGTCGTTCATGCCGTACTTAGTTCATTGGATTTGGTTTCTTGCCGCTGCTGTTCTGTGCCTGTCCTCCGCCCATCGGGTTCGGTTTCTTCTTCCCTGGCTGTCCTGCCAGCTCGCGGATGTCATTCTCGAGATCCGGATTGTCCTCCAGGTTGGCGCCTATGACTTCCAGCATCTCATTCTTGGACAGCTGCTGGTACTCCGGAACCAGATCGCCGTCCGGCCCATAGATCAGGTTGCCGTTTTTGTCTTTGGCATAGACAGGAAGGCCGTTGTCTGTTTTCGCTGTTTTGTATCTCTCCTGGGCCGTCCGCCTCACCTCCTCAGGGAGCCGGTCATAGATCTGCCGTACATTGGCATCATTGACAGCATCGGAATCGACCGAGACTGAGCCTTTGCCGCGTCCCAGCGAGAATGTGTACTTGCTCTTGTTGCCACCGCCCTTGCCTCCATACCTGATGTCGAACTGGGTCTGTCTCTGAGACCTGTCGGCAGCAGCGCGCCTGTTTGCCGCTTCGATCTGGCTTGCGGCAATCTTTTCCCGTGAGGTCCTGTCGGCGTCATCCTTTTCCTTTCGGTACTTGGCATCAGCCGCATCCTTGTCTCTCCTGTACCTCTCGTTCTCGTTCTTCTGCTCCATTTCAATCTTCAATTGTTCAAGTTGCTGCCGCCACTTGTCCTTGGCGTCCCTGTCTGCATTGTCTGCCTTATACGCGCCAAGCAGCAGATCGTTGTACTTGTCTTCATTCGCCTTGCGCTCCGCATTGAGCTTGTCCCAATACGCTTTTGTCTTGGCAGACATGGACGTGCTGGGGTTATACATGTCCGGAGCGCCCTTGGAAGTGAAATAGACGTTGGCCAATGCGGAGAGCCCGTCTCCGATGGCCGAGAATATCTTGGCCCTGCGTTCCCTCTTGGCTTCGGCTGCCTTCTCCTCAGGCGTCATCCTGTTCTTGTCCGACAGTTCCAGGGCATACGCGAACGGGGACAGTTCCCGTCCCTGGTCGTCATAAAGCTTGCCGGTATTGGCCTTATATGTGAAACCGTCTTTAGTCCTGTACGGCTTCGCGTTGTCCATTTCCTGCCTGTCGGCGATTTCAGCCGGCGGGGCCAGAGGCTGTTCAAACTTGGCCGTCATATTGTCGGCAAGACGTGGCTTTATGATTCTGTCCAAAGTCGACATCCTCGTGCCTGTCTGGGCCTGTTGGGCCACACCTGAGGCAGGCTGAGCCATATCCGCACCTGCACCCGGTTGCGGTTGTGCCGTTGGAGCCTGCACTGTCGAAGTGCTGGCCGGCGGGACTGCTGTAGGCTGGGGCTGTTCCTGCACGGGCACAGCCTTCTTCTGCTTGTTGTTCTCTTCTATCATGTCGGGACGATTTATATTGAAGCGAAATTGCCAGCCGCATCGGCCGCTTCCTTCACGGCATCAGCCGTGCTCTGCGCCTTCTTGAGCGTCATGTCGTTGATCTGGGAACTCAAGTTTGATTTGGTAGACATGTACTGGTTCTCGATCGCGTCCTTCCGCTGGTCTGCGGCCGCCGCTATCTTGCTCGTAGCGTCGACCAGGGCCTGATTGTTCGCGGCCTTTGCCGCCGCCACGCTCTCGTCTGTCCCGCCCATGACCGCCGCGGCTCCTGCGGCCTGCCTGTTCCTGTTGCGGATGCTTTCCTCAGTCGCCGTGAGAAGCGCCTGTGCGTCCGCCCTCTGGGTGGAGTCTTCATTGTAACGCCTGTCAAACCAGTTCTGGTTATCCTGCTGCTGTTGTTTGATGCTGTTTATAACATCCGTGTAAGCCTTGGCGTTCTTTATGCCGCCATAGAGGATGGACGCCAGTTTCATGCCTCCGCCAATCACGCTGCCTATTCCTGAAATTGCCATTTTACTGTCAGATTTGTTAATACTTAATTAGGTAGCCTAAAAGTAGATAGTTATCTTCGCATGATTAGTTTAAGTATTAACATCATTTCATAATTCATCATGGACGCAAAGGGACGCAAGACCGGAGGACGCAAGAAAGGGACTCCGAACAAGGCAACTAAAAAGGTCAAGGATATTGTATCTGAACTGCTCGACACATACAGCAACAGCGGGAACATGTTCAGGGACTTCATGGAGCTGGAGCCCAAGGACAGGCTCATCATTGCAGAAAAACTCATGCAGTATACGGTACCGAAACTTCAGGCGGTCGAGTTGAGCACGGAAGAAGGAAAGCAGCTCACTATAGAGGAACGCCTCATCGAATTGTCAAAGCCAAGAGACTCCGAGCAATAA